ATGGCAATTACTGATACTTACAAATTACTTTCTGATGAAGAACTTGTGGCAAAATATCATTCAGGTGATGAAAAAGCTGCAGATTATCTTATTGAAAAATATAAAAATCTTGTAAGAAAAAATGTGCGTTCATATTATCTTGCAGGTGCCGATAATGAAGATTTGCTTCAGGAGGGCATGCTTGGCCTTTTTAAGGCAATAAGGGACTATAATCCGGATAGAGACGCATTGTTCATGACATTTGCTTCGTTATGCGTATCAAGGCATATAAGGTCCACAATTACAAGATATAACAGAAAGAAAAATGGACCACTCAATTGTTATGTTTCTTTTGAAGAGACAATTAATGATAATGGATCCGATGAGGATATTAAGCTTGTAGATACGTTAGTAGATGGCAGTATGAAAAATCCTGAAGAGATGATTATAGCGAAAGAACAGGTAATTAAGATTCAGACCTGTATGGATAATGACCTCAGTAAATTTGAAAAAAATGTAGTTGAACTTTACATAGAAGGCCTTAGTTATGCTGAAATCGGGGAAAGATTGCAAAAACCTGTTAAGTCAATAGATAATGCCATACAGAGAATAAGAAATAAAATTTTAAAAAATTGTTGAATATATTCTGCAAATATGGTACATTTGTTCATGAACTTGCTACTATGGCTCAGGAGGTAGAGCGTCGCCTTGGTAAGGAAAACATTAGACCATATTGAAACGCTCATAAATCCTAATAAAATCAGTGGTACAATAAAAAATCTACCACAGTTTCTACCACAACCAGAAAACAATTTGACAAATATAATATTATTTTGTATACTTGCAAAGTAATGATATATTATTTATGCTACTATAGCACAGGAGGTAGTGCGCATCCTTGGTAAGGATGAGGTCACGAGTTCAAGTCTCGTTAGTAGCTTTGTAAAATAATAAAAAACATTTCATACACATTTACCAAGAAAAAACGTAAAAAAATGGGAGACACCAATAATAAGTGTCTCCCATTTTTTATTTATTCTTCTTAACATTCGATTCAATAGTTGTTGACAACCAAATTGAAAAATCGCCGTATATTTCTTCAACGGCTTTTTTGCCGTCTTCTGTTATAAGTTTTGTAGCAATATCAATAGCTTTCTCTTTAGCTATAACCTGAGCTTCTTTTGTAAATTCACCAGTATTTTTCAAAGCATCAACATATGTCTGTGATACATCTAATACTGCTTTTGTAACTACCTCAGTAGCAGCATTAATATATTTTGTAAGTTTAGTGTTCTTTATCTTTGATGAAAGTTCACTAATTTTACTTTTTAATAAAACACAAAGAAATGTGGCAACTGCTGTGCCACATCCTGTTACAAGTATGTATAATAATTTCACTAAAATATCTTTCATTATATTTTTTCCTTTCTTGTTAATTATCAGTTGCATTTAATACAGTAGTAACAATAGTTGTCATATCTAATTTATCCTTAATATTATCTGGCATAGTATTTAACATTGCCATAGGCAATTGAATTTTGTGATCCGATTTACACATTATATAATATGCAGTTGAAGATATGCCTAGTTGTCCAATCCACGCTGTTAATATTATTGTGAGATTAGTCAAGTCATAAGGATATATTATAGAAATTTGACAACCCGTTTCGATAATGGTTTTTTGTATATTTGATACATAAATGTAATTTTTAATACTACATATAATAAGAAATATAACAATCAACAAAGCGATTAAATAATCTGCAATAAGTATTTTTTTAGAAAATTCTTTTTTCTTTTTCATATTTATTCCTCCTGATTCTCAACAGGTAAACTCATTACTTCAGGATATAATTTTTGATGATATATATCATCACCACCACATTTTTCATATCTTTTTCCACATTCAACAAACGTTTTTAATCCACTTAAAGTCACAAATCCGTTTTTCATAAAAGTTTCATGTAATCTATATAAAGTAGAACGATACGAAGCAACAATATCGCTTTTTCGTTCCTCTTCATTTTTTATAATGGTTACTTTTATGTCGTTAATATTGTTGCATAATTCATTTAATTTTTCATATTGTTTTTCATCATGTTGTTCTAATTTATTTACTCGTTTTTCAAAATTTTCTCTTTCTATAATTCTTTTTGTTTTTATTCCAAATTTTTCACAAAGATATGAAATTACAGAAATTATTTCTTTTATTGCAAACAATAGAACAAGTACAACAAATATTACAGTTGTCCAACTTGCAGAATTTTTAAATAATTCTTGTATTGCATTCATGTTTTTCCCCTTTTTAAAAAGGTTGGATTGAATATCCAACCTTAATTAATCAAGCTGCTTACCATTTTTATCATAAATATGGTATCCTTTTGTTTTGTTTCTCGACCATTCGTTGTAAGCTAAAGTAAAGGAATGGAATGAACCTTTACTTGATTTCTCGTTGGTAAATGAAGTCCTGACTCTGTAATAGTCATTACTTGAATTTGCATATGCGGAATAACTGTAAGGGGCAAGTTCTCTTTTAACAACTATCTGTTTAGTATTCGTCAACTTGACATTATCGACATAAGCCTCTACATTATATGTACCATTTAATAATGAAATAGGATATGTATCGCTAAATCCCACCTTGTCTGTTGGATAACCCGCCTCCAACACATCCAATCTTGACTGATTAGCTTTTAAATTATAAAGGTAAAAATTCCAATTACCATTAAAAATCTTAATTTTAACATTCTGACTTCCTCCATAAGCCCAGCCAGAAATAAAGATCTTATCATTACCATCCATTTTTGCAACGTCAAGATAACCAACAATAGAAGTAATACAATTATTACCTGGTAAATCTGAGTTGATAAATGATTCAGGATTTAACCACTCAAACTTTGTATTATCATGTAAAGCTATCATTGGATTATTAATCTTATATTTTCTGACTTCAAAATGAACGTGTGCTCCATAGCTATAACCTGTATTTCCCATATATCCTATAACAGTTCCTTTAGATACTTTCTGACCCTGTTTAACAGCAACACTTGCTAAATGGGCATATAACGTTACATAGTTATCCTTATGCTGGATCATAACATAATTTCCATAGCCCATTCCTTCTGGATCATGGACACAGTTCGTTCCTGTCATCCTATCCATTACCTTGATAACTGTTCCGTCAGTATGTGCGATAATACTATCACACTGGTTAGTTTTCTTTACTACATCAACACCTATAGCCCATCCATTTCCAGAATGAACCTTATCATAGTGCTGTCGGTAAGACTGCGTGATCTGATTTTCTCCTGTCTTTAAAATTCTTGATCTTGACATAATTAAGTCTCCTTTCCTTTGCTTTATGCTCATGCGATATCTACAGAACCAAATTCTTTAATGTAAGCGTCTACGTCTTTAATTCCGAGATATTCCTTGACTTCTTCAATTCCCATAGGTTGTATTCCCTCACTCGAAGTTCTGAAATACGCCTTATTCTTGGTTTTATATAAGGCTTCCATATTCCCTATGTAAACAACTTCTGATGTTGTTGTATCGTATAACTTTTCATTGATTATTGCTTTCATTGCTTCGCCTTTCTAACCAATTTTGAATATCAAGACACTATAGGTTCTATAACCAGGAACAGTAACAGTTGAGCTAGCGTCTTGGCTTTTTGCTACTAATTCAAAATTAAAACTTTGCTCACCACTAACACCAAAATTATGTACTGCAAGCACTCTTTCATAAGTGGTTGAATTTGTACGTGCAGTCACAAGTGCATCGCCGTTGGCTAATAATTCAATACGGCTAGTGCCAGTATTTGTTGATATTACTGCCGAAATAATCGCAATGTAAAACCCGTGAGTAAGAGTTGCGCTATCTTTCCAAAGCGATACTGAACTACCTGTTTTTGACGCTCCTGCGCCATAATTATTAATACTGAAAATAGACTTGCCTCTTATTTGAGTAGTTGTATCTTTTAACCCTTGTAAGCTCACTTGCTTGTCCGTTCCATAATTAGCTATAACGTCACCAAATGATTTAACAGTGGTGGCTGTAAATGTATTATTAACATACATTGGTTTGGTAAAAGAAATGTCATCAAGATCTGTATTTATATTTAGCGTATTTGTTGTACCATCTGCACTACTTCCGCTAACCTTGAGTATGTCGGCTGTATTTCTCTTTCCTCCACAATATCCATTAAAAATGAATGCTTGTTCTGCATCTGTCGTTCCATAATATTTCGTTGCATATACTCCCGTTGTACCTATCAAATTTGGAGCAGTGAATTCTCCAGTCGAAGGATTTGCTTGAAACTTTGTTGCAAAATATGACGTTGTTGTAGTAGCGGTAGTTTGACCAGTTGGAGCAAGTAATAACGGATAAGAAGCATTACTTGTTGTTGGTGTTTGGGTAACTTTCGTATCTGTACCCAAATTTGTACTTGTACTTGAAATAGTAATCTTATCGTTAGTTGCATCAGGTGTAATTGTTATATTTGAACCAGCAACAAGAGTAAGTGTATCTGTTGGGGTGTTTGCAGCAATATTGATAGAATCTACAAGTACATTGCTAAACGCATTCTGGTTAGCTTGTGCGTTACTTGGAGCATGTGCAGTTTGCGAATGGTCATAAGCAATCTTACCTCTGTCTCCACGATAAGCAGTGGAAGATGTCTCTCCTAATGCCAATGTTTCACTAATTACTACAAATGCACTGCCAGACCATCTATATGTTTTATTTGTAGATAAATCTATGTATATCTTACCAGTTTCTCCTGTGACTTTTATGGTATGAGCTGAATCGGTATAAAAATTACTACTATAATAATACCCCTCAATTACATCATCCACATATGAAGGCAACTGACTGGATGGTACTTTACCGTTTTCATCAAGTTCTGCAAGACCGTTTACACTCCCTTTAAGAGAAGTATTAAGTTTAGCATTTAATTTCGTATCCATTTCAGTCTCAGTATAATATCTGTCATCATGTGTATGTCCATTACTTGATTTGCCATCTAACTGTGTCTGAATATTACTTGTAACACCATCAATATAGTTTAATTCGGTAGTGGTTGCTGTAATACCATCTAATACATTCAATTCACTTGCAGTAGCCGTTAAATCAGAAATATTGCTTACAGTATGATTGTGTGAATTGTCATTTACACTAACATTACCAGAACTATCTACCGTAATATCTGTGCCAGACTTAACAAGACCAAGTGTAGAAGAAGTAGCAACAGTAGTTTTATTGATTTTCTTTGAATCTAAATCACTTTCTGCATTTTTTGCTCTTGTCGTTTCATCAGAAATAGCTTTATCTATAGAATCTGCTTTAGTCTGTAAGTCTGTTCCATCTGTCATCTCTACAGATTCACTAGAAGTGGCATACGACAAAAGCTTATACTCACCGTCTTGCTTAACATATCTTTCGGCTTTATTAAATTTACTTGCCATAAAATCCTCCTTTCTTATAATAGTCTTGTCCAGTAATCGCCGTCCCTCTGTTCGGTTGGTGGGGTGTCAGACAAAATCTCGTAGCTCCACGAATCTGCTTTCATTAAAGCATTTTCAAGTGCAATAAACTCATTTGTAGAAGAAATTTCATCATCACTGAAAGGAGCTTTTCTGACACTTATAACGAAATTCATTGTATGTAATACTTGTTCAGAATAGCCATCAAGTAAAGCTAATTCACATTCATGTATTCCATCACAAGCCGTCATCTGGTCAGTAACATCTATCTGTACCGTTCCATCTTCAAGAACAGTACAATCGTTGATTACATACGTTCCGTCTTCTTTTTTGCACTTAATTCTCGGTTTTATTGTATTATCTACGAAATATGGTCGTCCATTATCTGCTACTTTAACAATAATTGTTCTAATATTTATGTCATTCTGCTTTACTATTACAGACACATATCTGCTTTTAGATACATCAAGAATTATATGTTTTACAATGTTTTCTAAAGCCATCATTCCAATCCTTTCGTATTTATATTAAGAAGAGTCTACTGTTCTACAGCAGACTCCTCAGATTTTTGTAATGCCTGTTCATACTCAGCTTTTTCACGTTCAGAAAATGCAACGGCATTATATTTTACTTCATTATATATATCCTTTATAACCATTTCTAATAATGTGGGATGTAACTGTACGCTATTAATTGCATTAACAATTACATCTTTCGCTTCGTTTAAAACCATAGATACTGGTTTATTAATTGTATTTATATTTTCCATAATTTCCTTTAACTCCTTTAAATTTATTTTTATTATATGCTAGTATGCCAACCATCACTTGCTAAACCGTAAATGGGTACACTACCACCGTAATCCCATACTATTAAATAAAATGTATATCCACCAACAAAACAACCATTAGGATATAAGCCAAGCGTTCTTTTTCCTTCTGCTGATCTACCTCTTAGTGAACCGTCTGTTCCTATTTCCCAGTTACCAATACTGCCTGCTGAAATTGTAGTAGTCCCAGACGAATTAACGGAAAAAGCACTTCCAATAGAAAAGCTACCGCCAGTAACATAAAGCTTACTACAAACAACCTTTCCGTTATGATAAACTCTATACGGAGCAGAACCAATATTACTTGTGTCTGCACCAGCAAAGAAAGCAATTTTACCATTTCCGTCTGCAATAGTAGATGAGTTTAACATTCCACATCCTGAACCACTTGTAGAGGCGTGAATACCATTCCCGTCTATATTTAAATTACCGATTGAACCATCAGTTGAATAAATTGTACCTGTAATATGAGCACCTTTTGCTGTGATAATACCATTTTGTATATTGATATATGCAGTATCAGAAGCATATTGTCTGATGCCATCTGTTCCGATGTATGTACCCACTGTAGCAGAAGACATAGAATCCGTTCCGTTGTAAAGAGCAGAAGATTTTATTGTCCAACCACCGATTGTTCCAGAAGTAGAAGTAATTGAACCTGTAAAACTACCACTTGTTGCGGTTATTTTACCAGATATATCAACATTTGAAGCATATAACCCACCAGTTTTAGTAACACCAAAATTACTGCCAATTGCAAACCTTAAACCAGTTCTCGAAGCACCGTTAATTGTTCTTGTAAAATCAGAACTAGATATGCCTACTGCACCCGAAGCATTATTCGTTACAGATGTTCCAGAATAAATAGCAGTGGAAGAAACATTCCAACCACCGATTGTCCCACCTGTGGCTGTGATATTTTTTGTTGTAATTGTGCCTGATATATTAGCTCCTTTTGCTGTGATAATACCATTTTGTATATTGATATATGCAGTATCAGAAGCATATTGTCTGATGCCATCTGTTCCAATATAAGTACCTACTGTCTTAGATGTCATAGAAGTGGTATTGTTATATAGCGACTTATCCCCAATATTCCAACCACCGATTGTCCCACCTGCTTTTGCATTAATTTTACCTGTTAAAACCAAAACTTTCCCATCATAGGTAAGATTTTTACCTGCAAAAGAGAATGTACCATCGTTAAGGTTAATATGTGTTCCAGTAGTGGAAGAGTAGTTTTGAGAATAAATATCTCCACCTATCATTTGTGAGCCATTAATCACTCCTGCCGTCACAAAATCAGATGTAAGACCGTAATCTGTAAGTTTAACTAATACATTGTCTACATATTTATAGTAATCATGTTCTCCGAGTGCCAAAGAAACATTTTTCCAATTATCTCGTGTAAAGCACAATAAATTATGAGTGAATTTCGCTTGTTTAGGACTATAATCACCCTCAATATCATCCCACGTTTTAGCTATAAGACCTTGTTTTGTTAAACTTATTTCTTCATTAACATTATTGGTTATTGCAATATTTGCACTGTTCAATCCCTCTTTAACAAAGTCTATAATGGTATTATTAGCATCATTTCCTTTTTCAGCCTGTTTACTTACATACGAAAAATTACCAGCCATAGACTTAGCAGAACTTAGAATACTTTGTACGTCACTTACATCATCATTTACCTTTACCATGTCGCTAAACTCTACGTTCAATGTTTGAATTTCCGAGAAGTTGAGTTCATAATGGATTAATCTTAATCTGTATATATCTTTATCTACCTGAACTCTAATAAAATTACCTAGAGCAAACTTATTAACAATTACTTTAAATTCTGGCATAAGCAGAAGATTATACAGAGTAGTGGAGATACTATGTTGTCTTGTAGCAGACTTAATTAATTCCTTTTTAGCAGTTTCTATAAATTCTTTTGCTTTTGCAATTTTCCCTGCATTATCCAAACCATCTGAAATATAATTGCTGTTGCTGTATTCCTGTTCTCGCCTATAAGAACAAAATTCAGTATATAGTTCTTCTCCGAGATAATTCTCAAGATTCAATGCTTCTTGTATCGTTCTTATTTTACTGTCTATTTGTTCTCGCTGTGTTTCTAATTCGTTAATAGTAGTTTCTCTTATAATTATCTCGTTATCACAAGCAACAAGTTTATTATAGTAAGAAACATATATATCATCATAAAAATCAGCACCTTTAGCAGCTTGGTTACAATGTTGAAGTGTATCTAAAGCTGTTTGTATTGCATCCTTGAATGAATTTAATCTGTTTAAACAATATAATTTTAATGCGTCTTTGAAGTTATCCAAATTATCAATGGCTAACACATCAAATATTGAACCATCTTCATCATCAGAATTTAAGTCTATATCCTTTGCGACTTTCTGTTTGAGGAAATCTTCATAATTATCATGAACTGTTATGGTCAATTTATCTGAATAAGCTATATCTTCCGAATCGCTGTAATTGGTTACTTTAAACTTGCCAATCCATTGTCCATAATTATAACCATTTGAATCAGTTCCTTTATAAGTAAAAGTGCTTTCTGATATTTCCAATTTAACATACTGAGTTTTTACAAACACCCTTGCATAATTCTTTACCGCATTATCTACAAGACTTGTAGTTGTAGATTTTGAAAGAGTTGACACACCAATGGGAGATAAGTTTGCCACTGTTAATTTAGTAGCTTCTTGTTTTGCGATAGACTCAGTATTATTCTTATCATTACCGGCATTATCACTTCCATTTTCATCAGAGCTGTCCCCTGGCATCATACCAGACTCATAATATGAAATATTATCTGATACATCATAAAAATCTTGTACTAAGTGTTCATATTCTTCTGTATAGCTTACATATAACTTATCATATGATTCAATCTTTGAAACCAGTTCGTCCGACATATCTTCTTTTTGTTCATCGGATATGTAATACAAATAGGAAGTTCCATTCTGATTTAATTGAGTAACTATAGCGGTCATTTCATCATCGCCCGCTGTTAGTTTAAAACAATTCTTAATTGAATCCACATCGGTTTCAAATTTTACACTATCTGTCAGGTTTTCTTTATTTACAATAATAGTAGTGTCTTCCCCGAAGTAATTCAGTAAATCACTCCCACATTTAGGACAAACATTATTATAGTCACCTCTGTAACCACATTTTTTACAAGTAGTATATAAATCGTAAACAGATATGCTTCTGTCTACACTATTGAATACGAATAAACAATTAAACTGTTCTGCACATTCCCCTGTAAGAAAGTCATATATGGAAGTTCCATCTATACTAAAACTTCGTTGTAAATCCCACAGACTTTTATCCACATATTTAATTGTATAATCTTGTGCTTTGTCTTTTAATACTCTATGTAATAGGCTGGCTTTAGGATTATCTTTATTATAAAATTTGGTAATAACATAATCGTCCCTTGCAATATCCGCATCGGTATTGATTTCAGTTCCATACAAATTTCTCTGGCTTAATTCGGCTTCACAGAGGGAAGTACCTACAATGGTTTTCACTGCGTCTAACTTATCATCGTAAGATACGGTTATTTCAAAATATTCATTGAGTTCTTTAACCCATACCAATTTAAGGTCTGTAATCTTATCCCAGTTTTCTTGAATTTCTTCATCTAATTCCTTATATATTTCAAAAGATAATTCATCTGCCCCATTAAGATTTTCTTTACAATTAACTGTATCTCTTTTAACATTATTCAATTTGCAAATGTGAGTATAGTTCTTTGTAGATAAGACAAAAGTAAAATCTTCTACATTATTATTTACATCAAATTTTAATACGTTTGCACTAAATCCCATTACTTACACCTGCCTTTATATAATTCCCATTTTGCAAATAGGAGAGTAGGTAAATGTGATTTTGCATGGCATATTAACTGTGAATATATTTTCCCTAACTTCGTCCGATGTTCCATACCCATATATGTCCTTAATGTAATTACATAGTCTTGGGAAAACATAATTAAAATCATTACACAATTTAGGATGATCTGCCGAAGAGGTAATAACTTTGTTTTCCACTAAGGTAAAAATTTCTCCTGCCGTGCAATTCTTAATAGATGTCACTCTATCTTTTTCTTGAGAATTAACTAATTCAAAATTCCCTCCATTTGTTATTTCTATGGTCATAGTAGAGGGGTATACGAAACCAATTTCATCCGAAATATCATAAAATGAATGTTCTAATCCATTTGTACTAAATTTCATTGTATATTCAATATCATCATAAAAACCAAATGGGGCATCTGTCTGGAGTGTTAATTGAAGACCAATAATATCACCACCATATGTAATAGGATTTACATTGAAAGAAGCATTATAATATACTTCTGCAAGTTCTCCATCTTTATAAACTGCCCTGAATTTTTTAAACTGTTTCCTGTTAAGCCATCTCATAAGCTGGATAACTTCTTCCTGTGTGAATGAGTTGACATCAGGATTTGAACATCTATATTTACAAATCTCAAATGTTGTTGTATATACTTCGTCATATTGAGCAGACATTAACTTAAATTTATTTAATCCTGTCATGGGAACAGTATTAAATGTAACCTGACTGCCTATATTAATTGCCGAAACACCACCATCCTCTAAGATATTACACACTATACATCCATAATCAGATAGTCTCTGATTGTCATATTCAAAATCTATTAAATTCACTTATTCACCCACTTTCTTATTGTTTTTTATTACTTGTTATCGTTTTTATTCCCGTATACCGTATTCTGTATCTTGTCCAAAAATCTATTGTCCTTTTCTTTGGCTTGAACTTTCTTGGCACTTCTATTAATGCTCTTTAATACAGAATCCATATCTTTTTTATATTTTGTCCTTAAAGTTTTTATCTCTTTAAGTTTGTCTTTGTATTCACTCTGAATTTCCTTTACGTTTTCAATGAGTGCTTCATACTCAGATTTTCTGTCTTCTAATTCGTTGATTAGCTGCGTTACACGTTCATATGCTTCTTTTGGAAGAATCTTTTCCAGTTCCAAATCAACAGACAGCTTATCGTTTTCTTCCCTTAGGGTATCTTTTTCCTGTTGCAAATCATCTATAATTTTTTGCTGTAGTTTTACCTTTTTCTCTATATTCATTTCGATTCCTCATTACATAACAAGAGCCAAGTGTAGACGCATAGCCCACACTTGGCTTGTTTAATTAGTATTTATTTTTATTCAGACTGTTTTTACCCAAAGCATTTCCAAACGTCATGCTCTGCACAACCTTTTCAAAGCTTTTATCTTTAACCAGTGCATTCTTAAATTCATCATAATTTGTCACATTAGGCAGAGTAATACTCAACTGAACATCGTTATTAACCGTTCCATTTGTTGACCTATTTGCTTTAATGTTTGGAATAAGGGCTTTATTCAAGAAGTCCATAGATGCATTAAGAGGCTCTAAGTTATTGATAAGGGTTTTCCAATCGCCCATAAGTGGCAGTGGGATAATACCTTCACCTTTTTCAAAAGTATTGATTGCCAAAGAATTATCATTATTCCTACCAATAATATTTTTAAGTTCTCCGATTACACCACCTTGGTTATAGCCTTTGATTTCCCTGAACTTTTTAAGTAAAGCTACGTTCTGATTGTAACTTCCTGTATAAGCATCATTACCGATTAAGTCTTTGTAATACTTCTTTTTAGCATTAAACGACCAATCATAATCATAAAACGCCAAAGCATCATCTATACTGGTTTTACGGTTAAGTTTATTTTTTGGATAATAGCTTTTCGCATATATGAATTTATAATCCTTGTTACCGTTAGAAGATGATGTGTTTTTAGTCGTACTTTTAGTTGTACTAGGAGTAGAAGAAGTAGTTTTTGATGTAGATTTCTGGGTCGTACTTGACTTTGTACTATTTGTAGTAGTAGCACCATTGGAAGCGATTTCACTCTTAGCCTGTCCTGCAAGTTTATCTACCATGGTCTGTACATTTAAAGCTATACCATTAATCACCTTAAGTACACCTGAATCTTCATTTGTAAATGATTCTATAAAACTACTTACAGGGCTGCCATCAGAAAAGATTTTACTCATTTCTCCGGATATAAAGCTTCCAAGATTATCAGTCTGCTCTACGAGAGTATCTTTGATAAGTGTCGCATTTTCATTCGTCTGATTTATAATATCTTGCATAATTGCTTCAATATTATTCATACGAGCTTCAATCCATTCTTGCGTATCAGAAGACAACCTATCAAGCATCTGTTCTTGGTCACTCATCCACTTATCATATTCAGCGTCCTGTAAATCTTGTTTTGCTTCCTCAAGGTCTACTTTTATCTGTTGAATTTTAGCCTGAGTTTCTTCAGAATTATCACCTTCATATGCAGATAACTGTTTCTGGAGAGAAGATATGTTCTTTGTCTTTTCGGCAATACTTCTTTCATAGTCGTATAAATCTTTCTCAGCATCTAACTGTTCCTTACGTTTATCTATGATTTCATTCAAAGCGTCCAATAACCTGTTATAGCCTTCCTCGACCATATCTATGATAGCTTGCTGTTCATCTTTGGCAGATTTTACCATATCTCTATGAGAATCAATTAACTCGTTTCTGCGTTCAATTAACTCTGTATCGCTAGAATCTTTCGCTAACAGCTTATCAATCTCTTTGATTTCATCTGCATATTTTTGTGCTTGCTTTAAGTAAACATCGTAGTTAGTTACATGTAATCCTGCCGTAGAAATACCAGAATCATTCATTTTTCCGTAATCATCATACAAGTCTTTATTACTCATTAAGTCGATTAAATAGTCAGCTTCCTCTTGAATTCTGCCAATATACTGCTGTTTCAAATCGAATACTTTCCAATCTAAATCACGCATATTGTTGTCAAGTTCGATAAGCTGAGTATTTGCATCAATAAGAGCCTGTTCAACTTCCATGATGGAGTTCTTCATATCATACCAATCCTCGGAATATTGCTTAATATTCCCATTCGCCATAGCTTCATTAAAAGCTTTTACAAGGTCTGTTCTTTTACTTTGTAATTCGGCTATGTTCTGATTCTGCAAATTTTTTAAAGACTGATAGTATACTTTACTTACTAAATGACCGTCAGTTTCTTGTTTACTGACTAACGAATCAAGTATTCCTGATTTACTCTCAATAAGACTGATTGCATTATCGTAAGAAGAAGCAACCATATCAAATTTTTCTTTGAAATTATCAGCTATTTCTCCACGAATATCTTCCATAGAATCTAAAGCTTCAAGATATTTTTCGTACAGCTCTGTATACTTGTCTATCTTTTCTTGAGTCTTTTCATCTATTCCGTCTTCAATGAGAATTGCACCATTCTGGATTTTGTTTACATAATCTGCACTTAATCCTACGGAGTTGGCTTTATTAAGATAGTAGTTTGCAGCTTGTTGCTGAATATTCAGTTCTTCGGTGAGTTTTGCAGTTTCACTCTTAACAGCACCAATTCTTTCTTTCCATGTCTTGTATGTAGCACTTATTGTTTTACCTATGTTGGTAATTAATCTTTGAATTCTTGATACTTTAGTTTCAATCCAGTCAGTATTTTTCTCTGAAAGTTCTTTCTGACGATCTTCGCCGCCATTATAATCAGGAGCAGTATATGTATATTGTCCTAAACCTCCGAATAATGCTTCAATACGTTTTTTCGTATCTTCTTCGGCATGTTTATAATCTGCTTCTGTATATCTGAATCCCGTATATGCGCCAGTTTTAGCTTCATAGTCCCTCATTTCCTGCTCACGTTTAGCCATCTTTTGAGCTTCTGTATCAGCTAAACCATATGCAGTGACTAAATCTTTTAACTGTTTAATTTTTCCACTTACGTCAAGACCACTTTTATTATAATTGATTTCTGCAAGTTGAAGTTGAGCTATCTCTCCTCGACAAATATCAGAAGCATTTGCTTCTCCCAACAAAGAATTTTGCATATCAAATGACTTTGAAAGAAATTCATCCATAGTCATATTAAGTTCTTTTGTAACTGTGTTTTCAGCTTCCTTTTTTGCATTAAGCTTATTAGTTACTATTACATCAGCATTAGTAATATTATTTGCTTTTAATTTAGCAATATATTCTTCTTTATTTGCTTCTGTAAGACCTTCTAATGCGTTATTTTCTTCTATATAGTTGGCTGTTAATCTTTCTTCTACAAGAGCTTGTGCATTTGATACACCAACAGATTTAAGCTGTTTTATATACAAATCTTTATTTGTTTCATCCAGTTTTATAAGTGCATCGCTATAATTAAGATATTCACTTACAAGTTTATCAAATGCTTGTTGCATTTCCGACATACTATAAGTACCGGAACCTACTATATTAGTAAATTCTTCGAATGATTTTAAGTCTTTCCATGTGTTATCAAGAGACATAATATCATTAATATCTACGAATCCTTTATCTCTTGCTTGTGTATACAAATCAGAAATAGAGGAAATTCCCTTTGTTACATTAGAAAGTTTTTCTTGTGCCGTTACAAGATTATTTATTCTTTTCGCACAATATTCTGCACTTAAACCTGTGTCGTCAATAAGCTTTTTATAGTCTTCGGTAGATTCTAATGTTTCCGGAGTTAATTCACCTGACTTTGCTAATTCAAGAAGTTTTTCTTTTGTATCAGCGAAAGTAGAAGAGTTCCAAACATCAGAAAAAGTAGTTTTATTCAATGTTGAATCTTCAACATATTTCTTCTCAGCCTCAGCAGCACTATCCGCAGCTTGAACAATTTCCAACCACTTATCAATTTCTTCCTGAGTATTGATAGAATTCTTCTTGAAGAAATCAGTAGGGTCGTAACCATCGAATTTATCCTTTGTATCTTCAATAGCTTTATCATATTGTTTTTGTAAATTGTCAGTCTCATCAATTTGTGGTTTTAAAGAAACAACTATAGAACTATCTTCACCAAAGAAATCTCGAATTTGCTGTAAATAATTAGCTTTTTCATCAGGTGTTAATTCTGTGTTTGTAAATACTTCTGAAAGTGCTTTTGAAATAATAGGGTCGTCTTGAACCTTATTAATTTCAAACAAAATATTACGTCTTAAATATTCACTAACATAATTCCAATCATTCTGTTTATCTTTTGGTAAACTAGAAAAATCAAAATTCATAATCATATCTTGAACAGCAGTTTGCAAACCACTATCGTCAATTTGATTATAAGTAAATTCTGACTGTAACCATGTATTCAAATATGAATCAATAGAAGATTTTTCTCCTTCTAATTGTTGCTCCGCATACTCAAGATTTTTTCTTGCATTTTCAAGTTGAGATGTAAATGCATCATTTATATCACCAACTGCACTTACGACTTTACCGCCTTGTACAACCGTTTCTTCGTATGTAAGACCGAGAGTTTCTAACCAATTTTCATATTGACCTACACTCATAGTGCCTTCTTTATTATATCCATTCAATAAAAAGCCCATTTGAATTGAACGTCCGTTATCTAAGTTACTATAAGCACTATTTATATCATCAAATTTCTTCTTTGCAGATTTTACATCATATGTTGCTTTACCCAAGTCTTTTACATAACCTTTATAAACATCAGGAAATTCATCCATAATCTTTTGGTTTGCAAGGTCTTTTTCTTTCTGAATTAAATCGTCTAATGAGCCAACAATAGTGTCTACATCGCCAGATAAATTTAAAATAGCATTACCATTGTCATCGTATCCTTTTGTAAGTTGTGGAAATACACCTGCAAGTTGATTACTTAAATCAAGAAATTCTTTGTATTCGTCTGTACTAAGTGAGCCTTGACTTTGACTTACCTTTCCAAGATTTTCAACTTCTTGTGCGAGTTCAGCATATCGCTGTTTTGCATTTTTTACAGTTTCTGTGTTTGTTTTCAAATCATCATTAATTGATGAAATTTTGTCTTTAGCTTTTTCTGCAGCTTCTGTTATCTTTTTGGAACTGTTGATCCATGTACCAAAAGCACTTACGACTCCTGTAATGATAGTAGAAATACCAAACGTCAATGCTGCGTTTAAGGCAGTAGTAGCAATAGTGAGTCCAACAGTTTTTGCTGTTGAAGCAATAAGAGATACGCCATAACCACTCAAACTTGCTTTCGCCCCATTAAGTCCTGTTAAGTAAGAACCAAATTTTGTATTTGTCAACGATACAGCAGTTGCAAAATTCTGTTGTTCTTTTTGACTAACCGCACCTAAAGCGTTGTACCGTTTCATGGCTTGTGTTATCTTTGCATATCCTGTTATATTACCTTGTAACGATACAGAATATCCAGTCATTGAAGCCTCTAAACCCTTTATTTGATTTAAGTAAGAAGATAATGAATCATCACACATACTTAGAATACTATTCCAATTTTCAGATGTTAAAGTATTAGTCTGTATGCAATCGTTGTAAATATCAATTATATCTTTTGCATCCTTAAATGGTGTAATAATTTCTGAATTTACAGAAGATGCCGTTCCTGCAAACCAAGATTTCACTGTGTCTTGTTTGAATATCGTACTATTATATGGTATACTTATTTGAGGAGTATATATTTTGATGGATTGGAGAACGATTTATGAAAAAACAGAAATTATTTATTTTATTCTTTTTTGCAGTATTATGTTTATCAGGATGTAGTAAAACTGAAAAAGACAATTCATTTGATACAGGCTTATATGGAACATATTCAAACAATATTGAAGCCCCAAATATAGATTACCAACTAAAAGTTTCTCATACATTCAACGAGGATAATACCTATCATGGTAAATATTTTGAAAAAAGCAATGGTGAAATTTTAGATGATTCTGAAAAAGAAGCCAAAATTATTACAACCGAAAATGTTAATAACGACATAGAAAAAATCACAACTGATGAAAAAAAGATATATTTTTCTGGAAAAGTATGTGAAACAACTGATTTTTATAAATATAAAAATATGCTCGGAAGATTTTATAAGACAGATGTTCCGAGTGGTAAAACATTTGATTTATTCCTAAAAAACGAAGATTCAGATGTAAATGAAGGTCTTGCGTTTAATAAAGATGGTCAATACCATTATTGCACCAATTACGATAACTGCACCGATGATAGCAGTACATTTACAGAATATAAACATAAAGGTAACTATATTTATCAAGCCGATTCTGATGGTAATTGGACTATCTTGCTTTATGTAGTTGATGATGGTTTATTTGCAAAAGAATATACTAAATCACAAAAATAGGAGAGAACACCAATGCCAATAAATAATAAATCAAAATCAAATCAGAATCAGCAGATTAAAAAGTAGAAGAGTAGTGAAAAATTATTGCATAATAAAAGACACCATAGTTGTTGAACGATGCACCATTTCTAAAAGATCGTTTAAGTTATTACAAACTTATGTTCAGACTGTACTTGTTTGGTAATTAATGGTAAAATATAATCATTAAATGATGTGTCGGAGGTATGCATATGAATAAATTATTTTGCCCATTAACCATTGGTGATTGTAACTATAATTGTGTAATGAATAACAATTGTTTTGAAGATGGCGATATACAAAATTGTATGTTAAGAAGTTTGATTGAATCAATTATATCTTTTGCAAATGGTATTTCTGTTGCAAACAAAAATATTGACAATCAGTTAGAAAGTATAAACGATAACACAGGAAGCGATCATTCGTATTCTTTTGAAATTAACAATAAACTTGATTCAATCGAAAATCTTTTAGAAAAACTTACTCAGAATAGACAGTAAAATTCTTGATTTTTCCTTCAATTACTCGAAGCAAATCAAAAGCTTGACTGTATGTAAGTTTATTTGAGGTGATTTCTGTAATTATCTTATCTGATAATGGAGAGATTACCTCTTTTTCAAATTTTTCATTTTCAAGTTGCGTTTTAACAATATTACTAATCATTTTATTTTCCTTTCATGTGAATTATATTTACCAAGCAGACTCTGATGTATCCAGACCATTTTAAAGGGATATTTAGGCGATATTTGTCGATGGATAAATACTTGTATGACTTATAACAAAAAATTACAATAATAGCGAAATCAGGGGAATTTTGGAATATATAAAATTCAATTGTGAAAAGGAGGATCGCTATGTCAAATATAATTATTGAATCAAAATATCCAACAGACCATTGCTGGCAAACAGGAAATTATACAGATAATTGTGAATGCGAGTTTTGTGAACATAAAGAAGAATGCAGCGGATATAAAGAAGATGACGATTAAACAATAAAAGAGCAGGAGATTAGTACTCTTCCTGCTCTGATTCTTGTTCACATCCAATATTAATTTCGGTATTTGAAACATTTTGAAAATGTGTTTTATTGCTATTTGAGATATTATTTTCTTCTAAGCCATTCATAATTTTTTTGAAATCAGTAGTCCATTGTCTTCCTAATACGTCATGTTCTTGCGTATGTAGAATAATTTTTGTAATATTTTCATCTTCTTTTGTACTGAATAAATACTTGGTTATTGTTACAGGAATTACAATGATTGTAGAAACAAAACTAACCATTGCTGTTATTAAAACTGGAGTAGCTTCTAATAGTTGTTCAATGTCGGCAGAAGACATATATTGTTTAAACAGTGAGTATGTAATATTTGTTAAAACCAATATAGAAATTATAATCATCAAATAGAAAGACCATTTAAAAAACTCTTTAAGTATATTGCGCACTTTTGTTACGCCGACGAAGTGTGATAGTAATTTTGTATATTCTTCGTCTCTATGACTTATTTGTTCTTTTGTATTTTTTCTAAATGTTTTATCATCTTCTGTATTGTTATCATCTCCTGATTTATCATCACGCAACACATCCAATAGAGTTTTGTATACTAATAATTTATCTTCTGTTTTCATGTCAAACTTTTAACCTAGAATGGTTATATCCTCCACACGTTTTTTAACTTTATTTTTAGTTACTTTAAACAGCCTTGATAAAACTGCAACGGTGAATACCTCATCTCCATTTCCTATTTCATTTATTGCATTATAATACATTTTAAATTTATCCAGTGGCATTAGAAGACTTCTTGCAAAATAATCTGCTTCTAATTCTATTTCATCCTCTCTATGATCCGTATCTCTATGAGCGTATATTGGGTAACCATCTTTTTTATGTAATATAAAATGCCCATACTCATGAGCAGTTATAAATCTACTTTTTTTAAAAACAACATCTTCTTCGTTATCGGGATTTTTAAACTTTGTATTTACCATAATAATTCGTTCTTTATTAGTTTCATCGTTATTAACCAATAGACATCCTGTGGTATCAATATCCATATCTTTTGGCTCAACAGTAAATCTATCTTTTTTAACTAAAGATACAATATCGACATATGGAGATTTTTCAAAATTAACATCTTTTAACAACGATTGAGTTTTGCTTTCTATAAATAGCATTTTTTCCTTGCTTAATTTATTCATAAAATAATCTCCTTTTTTCTTTTGAATATTAACAAAATTAATTATATTATTTTCCATAATTGCTACCTCACATGAAATATAAAATAATTATAATGTTAATAAAGCATAAATTACTATAAAAACAAATTGAAAAAATAGCACATAATATCACAAAAAGTTGGAAATGTCAACATTTTCTTTCATTTTTTGTATTTTTATTGTAGCATAACAAGTAAAATTTGTCTATAAAGTTTTGTAAAAAATACTTGACAAATAAAAAAGTAGCACGAAACTACTCTTTTTTGCTTAACAACTCTTTTACATCATCAAACGTTAAATTCCTTTTATTCTCAACTATGAGAGCTGGTCATCACGACTGTCCGCTATTTTATTTATTCTCTGTTTTGTTCCATCTTATCCACCTCTAGGAACTGAGGGGTCAAACTGATTTACACGAGATATGAGATAAGTTCACATCATTTAACATGTCGTGCCATGAGTACGGAATGCATATTATAGTAGCATCGTTTCATATAACTACTGCCAACGGTTGTCACTCTCTGAGGGCTTACCATTTTAAAGGTCTATCCCTGCGAACCAACTGAATTCATGAATTTTTACTGTACCTATTTAGTTTCCTTATAATAGGGTAGTATCATGAGTTTTACAGCCTTCCTCGCATATTGCGTCTTCGTTTATCGTATGTATAGCATACTTATCATAGTCCAAACTAACGTATCCGTTAGAAACCCTATGATGTCGGTACGTTCAAAACAATAACAATGATTTGATTAATACGCCACTAACGTATTAATGCCGACATTTTTAAATGATAATGCTGTGCCAATTCCTGTAAGAATAGTTGGCAACAATCCAACTTTATCTACAAAATTAGTAGTGCTTTTAAGTAAGGTAGATAATAAATCAATTCCATTCTTGATAGTTTCGGAGTCGATTATTTTAAACCAGAACTCCTGAGCACGGTTCTCTAGCTGTGCCATTTTGCCATCAATACTATCAAGATAAGAGTTTAATTCTTTTTCCGCTGATCCCATTGCTTCTTCTGAAGACTTCTTAACAGCTTCAAGCTGTGTCGGATCTTGCAGTATCGCTGAAGCAATATTTGAGCGGTTTTTACCCGCTAATTCTTCAATTAAAGCTGTGGCATGATTTGTTCCCAGCTTTTTATCTTGTTCCTGAATTTCTTTGTAAACCTTGGCAATTCCAAGAAGAATTTCGTAAGTATTTTTATAATTTCCATTACTATCAAGAATATCAAAACCCTGATAATTATTAGAAGCTACGGCAGTATAATCTTTGATTATCTGTTGTTTCTTTGAATTTGTTGCTTTTACAAAAGCATCTACTTCCTCATTCATTGCAGAAAGTTCTTTTTCGGCTTCTTCTGTACCAACCAGTCTAAGAGAAATTGTACGTAAACCTGCCGAAACACTATCTGCGTCCTGAATCGTTGCATTTGCTGTAGTTACTAAACTTGCAGCTTCATCAATCGTGTTTCCCATAAGTGAGAGAGTAGCTGCTGATTTTTGAAGAGCAGTGGCTAATTCATCTGTTGATATTGCATAGTTATTACCGACCTCATTAAGTTTATCAACAATAGTCATTTTATCTAAGTCTTTATACGCTTGCCCCATAGAAACAAGTGACTTAGTTGCATCTTCAATATTATCAAATTCAGATACATTCAAGAGTATATTTGCTGTTTTCGCACTTTCAGAAGCTTCATCAAGCGATTCGCCTAATCGCATATAATCAGCAGTGCTCTCTTGTATCTGCTTGGCTGTTGTACCTACTGCATCTGCCGTATCAAAGGTTGTTGCTTGATAATTTTTTAAACTTTGTACAGTTTCATCAGATACTTTCCTCATTTCTGTAAGAGCCGTATCAAACTCTCTGATTACTTGAATACCTTCTCCAACATATCTGAAAACATCATTAACTCCAAAATATGTACCAAATGCACTAGCAGCACTATAAAAAGCTTTTTCCTTAATGGCATCCCACATGCTCTTACCACCACGACCAGCATCTTTTTCGGCTCTTACGATAGCTTCAACTTTACCAAGAATTACATCAAGGCTGGCACTTGGATTTCCAGATTTTATTTGATCATACCAAGCTTTAATATCAGCTTTAGCTTTTCTTGACATTTTGCTATTCTCTTTTAACATCTGAGAAATTTTATCCATTGTTTTTTCTGCACCAAGCTGTGTATAACCTTTTTGAGCAGCGGTCATATTCTTTATGGCAAGAGTAGTCTTTTCGAAATCTTTTCCTAATCTTTCTACGTTAGCAAGAGATTCTTTATTTATTAAATCAGGATTCGCTTTTAATTCATTAATAGCTTCTTGATATAACCTTAATGCTTCTCGTGCTTCTTGTACTTTACCTAAATATTCAGGACTCGTCCAACCATCATCACCAAATTTATTAATAGTTGCCGCATATCCGCTAACTTTACCTTGGTATCCACTTAATTTATTATCATATCCATTGAGTTGTCTCTGTTGTGAAGTTTCAATTTGTTGAGTTGTTTTTAATGAGATTTTTTTTAATTCATTAAGACGCTGTTCAGAATTATATAAATCAGAATTATTTTTCAGAATATTAGTAGCAGTAAGATATTGTTCTTGATAAGTCTTTTTCTCTTGTTTAAGTTGTTCTATAAGTTTAGCATTGTTTGTATTAGCAATTTCTTTTCTAATTCTCTGAATCTGTTTCCATGCTTCCAATTGATCTTTTGAAGCTTGATTAACAGTAGATTTTCTTTCAGACTCAGTAACCTTCTCTTTTTCAGCAGAAAGTTTTTGAAGATTTTTTATCTGTTCTTGAATAATCTTATTTTGATCTTGATATTTTTTACTATCAATATGACTCGTCCAAGCAGTAGTGTTACCTTCCTTATCTGTACTATATGAATGAGTATATGTACGCACACCACCATTCTTATCACCAACTTTTGTTTGTGTTTTAACGAGGTCATTTTGTGAATCATAAAAATCTGTAATTTCTTTTACAAAAGAAGTTGATTCATCAATAGAATCAATTATTTCAGATTGTAATTCTCTTAATGCTTGCTCAAGTTCAGTTTTATTTGATACTTTCTTTTCATTATCATGATTTCCAGTATCATGGGCTTTATAACCTTTCTTTTTATACTTCTTGACACCAGAAGGTTCAGCAATTTCAGAATGACCACCTACTAAATCATTATTACTTTTATCAGCAGAATCCTTAACCTGTTTGTTAGCTTCAACAAATTCCTTTTTAGCATCCGCAGCCTCACGAGCAGACTTAGCAATTTGTTCCATTAATTCTGCTTCAAGTTTCAAAGGATTTTCTGAACCATCAATAGAAGATTGGACACCTTCGTTAGCTGTAGCAAACTCTTTTTTCGCTTGAACAGCTTCCTCGGTTGCCTTCTCTACCTGCTCCATACCTTCTGTTTCAGGTTTGGTATCAGTAGAAGAGTCAGGAAATGCGTCTTTCATTCCACTTGAAATATTTGATTCTTGTGAAGTTGCAACAGTAGTAGGAGTTTTAACCTTTGCTAATTCATCTTCAAGTTCTTTAACTCTATTGGTAAGTTTCTCAATTTCTTCAACAGAAGCATTGACATTCAATCCATCTTTAAAAGCCTCAGTAAATCCTTTGGCAGAGTCAGAAATCTCATCAAGTTTAGAAACAATAGTGTTTAACTGCTCAATAACACCAGATAAATCAGTCTTTCCGAAAATGTTCTCCAAAGGATTTGTGCCACTTGCAGCTTTCATTTCGTTAAAAGTCTTTTTTATCTGTCCCATCGCCGCAGAAGCACGATTCCAATATTTGTCATCTGTATCAATCTTTAAGATATCTTGACCACCAAACATTTTCTTTGTTTCTTCACGCATATCTTTAATAAATTTTATATATGCTTGAAGTTTACTCATTGGAGTGTCAAATTGATTTATGTCAAAGTCGAAAAACTTTGTATTAATTATTGAACCACCAGCACTTGACATTTTGATATGTTCGAACAATCTTTGATATGCTTGTAATGCATTAGATATCTTGGCTTGAGCCTTCGCTTCCATTTCAGTATCAGAACCAAAATCAATATTCATATTAAGCCCAATACCTTTAACACTAGAACTTAAATTATCAATAGCAGATTCAATATTAGCAATAGTTTTTAATAACGGAGATAATTCTTCACCATCACCGACATCAACTAAAACACCTTTAATAGAGGATAAGCTTGACTCAATACTTGTAAATAAAGATTCAAGTTTTGTGAATTGTTCAGTATTGAAAATTTCTGTATTCTTAGCCTGATTAGTTTCATCTATTAATTTCTGAAATAAAGCGGTGACTGATTTGAGAGCTTCTTCATCTTGAAAGATATTTCCAAATATAGAACGCTGAGAATCGGAGAGGGTAGTGTCTTCACTAAGATTTTGTACTGATTTTGCTATAACACCATTAGAAAGAATATCATTAATTTTATTTGATGTTTCCTCTACCTGTTGAAAAATAGAATCAAGTTTTGCGGAAAATGCTTGTAATTGATCTAAGCCGAATGAATTACCATTTGATTTAAAACTTTCTTCCAAAAGATAACCATATTCTGTTTTAAATTGTCTAATAGCTTCCGAAGCAGTAAGAGTTCCGTTCTCTAATTTTTCAAAATATTCAGCAAATCTATCATTATTAAACCAATCATATCTATCAATTTTATTTACATCTAAAAATTGATTAAATGTCTGAGTAGCTTCATCACGAATATTTTGCATTTCTGCTTTTAACCTGTCTAGTTCATCGAGTTTATCGGCAAAACCAGAACCAACTTTAAAATTTTCAAATTCATTTCGTAATTCTTCATTAGCATTTCTTGCATTGCTTAATTTTCTAGTGAGTTTTTCTACTTCACTTTCTAACAAGCGAACATTTTGCTGCAATTCACCAATATCAGAACTTACACCGAAATGACTAAATAATTTTTGAATATCTGTTCCATACGCTTCTAGTGTTTCAAAAGAATCAAACGCTTCCTTAAATCCTTTTACGGAAAAAGCACTATCAATATTACCAGCAACCTTTTGGGCTTCAGCCATACCCTTCGAGATTTTATCAAAATCAGGTAAAATATGTGATAAGTCAGTTCCAGACATAGCCTTCAGAGCATTTGTTACCTTAATTAACTCGGAAGCATTGTCCTTAGAAGCCTTCTTTTGAAAATTATTATAAGCATCGGTAGTAGCGTTTATTAAATCTTGTTGGGTTTTCCAATATTTTTGAAGATTTTTATTATTGGAAATTTTATCAAGAGTGTCTGCAAATGATTTTAATTTATCTTCACCATTGATATTAACAACAACTTGCTGTTCGACAGTGGGTGCTTTTAATTTTATTTCGTCAGCCATTCTATACCTCCTATATGTCTATTTTTATATTTGATTTATATTTATTCCATATATTTTCATAATCTTTTTGATATTCTGTCTTTTGATATTGGTCTATTCTTCTTTTAAAATCTTGGAGTGGTGATATTGAGGCTTTTTCTGCTAACTTCCAACCAGATAAAATACCTTCACTGTTCCATATTTCAGGCTCCCAAGGTGACGTTTCCCCATTATATTCTAAAGTTGGATATGACCAAGGAACTAACATTCTCCCCCTATGTTTAACATTTGCTCCACCATGCCAGCCTTGTCTAAATACTTGATCATAAAGACCATTTTCTCCTGCATATCCATTCCTATAAGAAATTAAAGACGGTTCAAACCATATACTTAAATAATCAGTAGCTTTTTTAGTTTGAATTAAATCATATAAACTTCCTCGCCTATCATAAAAGGGATCAGGGTAGCTATTATAAAAATCCGTAATAGTATCTTTATATATAGTTCTTATCTTTTTTTCTGCTACATCAAAATATTCCGAAAAAGACTTTTCTTGAGCTTCTTTCACCGCTTCTTTTGCTTTTTCTTGTAATTTTTTTATATATGATTGATAAAATGAACTATGATTATTCGACATGTATTTTTATCACCTCCAAAATTTTCACTATTTTTTCACTAAAATAGGAGAGCAGTATTACCACTCTCCACAAGAAAAACCCTATACGCTTTGACACGCATAGAGCCTGTTTATAATATGACCTGCACCTCAATAGAGATACAAGAATGAAAGGTATATTTATTTCTTCGCCAATCTGTGATATAATCCTATTTGTAGGTACTTACATTTTTATGTAACTATTAACCCTATTCGAGTACCTTTTGGTACAGAAAGGCGAAGGTGATATTTATACTTCGTATACATTTACATACAGCTCAACTCTACCAATTGAATCTCGTGCCAACCACGAAAGGAGAGAAGTATGAGCGAGGCTGTTCAGGTAGCTTTCATTTCAGGATTCTTTAATGTACTTTGTGTACTGATTGGAATTCTATTCAGAGATGAAGACTAATAAAATCGGATAGGAGCTGAGTTTTGGTGACGACCATTACTCGAACAAGGAAAGTGGAAAAGTCCGTGGCAACCAGTCACGGCTTTTCTGATTTTATAAGTTCAAACACCTCAAGAAATTTGAATTTCCTATTCGTCAATCGGTTCTAAAATAAACGAATATGTATTTTCGCTGCGAGAAAATGAAAACTCCTTAAACCGATAATTATAATATTCTGCAACATAATTTCCATCTTTACTATGGTCTACTGGATTTATACAAATTCCATTTTCTATAAATTTTTGAATAGTGTAGTGTTCCACATACGAATTATACAAAGATGGAGAAAATAAATATCCTTCAATAAATATATTGTTATTAGGCAGTAATTCAAATTTTGAAATCTGCACTAAATTCACAGGTGTATCAACTTCCGAAAAATGTAAAGCAATATTTTTTACTCTATCTGTAACAGTTTCACTTCCAATTCTACAAAATTCTTCGCATGGTAGTACTGTGTCATCAACTATAATTTTTCCTAAGTGTTTATCCATACTTACACCTCTTTAAATCCACCATTCTTAGCAAACTTATCTAAATCTTCTTTTGAAATCTCATCGAGTTTCTTACTTACAACGTCCATAAGCGGTGTAAGAGTAGCTTCACCAAGAGTTTTAAATCTGTCTACCTGTTCTGTAATAAAACTATGAATCTCATAACGATTCGTTAATACATCATTTCGTTTAATTGAAAGCAAATGTTTAAACTCTGCAATTTCTTCATAAGGAATAAGCGGAGCAGTAGTATCATCGCCAACAAGGAGAATATTGAATAACCCAGACTTCTTCAACTCATCATATTCCTCGAAAAATCCTTCAGTCTCAACGGTAAGATTGGTGTAGTTTTCAATTAAAATTCTTGTCATTAAAAGATATTCAGCAGAAGAGTTTACCTTAACGTTTCCTGTCTCTTTATCAATCATAGTTGCCTTCAGTAAGTTACTGATAAGCGCATCCTTCTTAACAAATGACACATAAGGTATGATTTCAAGATTATCTTCGATATACTGTTTCTTCAATGTATCATTAACACGATTATTGTATTCCTTGCAAAATGTTTTGATTGTGATATTTTTCATAATTCCTTTTATCTCCTTTATTTGTTATTCTTTTTCGCCTCTTTGCGAAGCTTCTTTAAAATGTCATATTCCACCCAACCACCATATTTGAGATTTCTGCAAATAAACGTAAGATTGGTTTCTGGGTACTTAGCCCACATCATTTTTCTTTTTAAAAGTGACATACTATCTGGATTACCCTTCACGTCAAAAACCTGTAAAGTTCCATCAGACCAGACAACATTAAAATCACTTCTATATTTAATAGGTAGAATTGTTTTACCTTTATATTTAAATTTATCTTGAAGAACATATTCTACTTGGCGTTCATATGATAATATTTCTCTACTTTTCATCTTAGGTTCTATATATTCTTGTAAAAATCTAAGCTCAGTAAGACTGTCATAAGTTACACCTTTATATGTTCGATTTTTCTTACCTTGTTCTGAAATATCTACATGATATTTCGATTTAGCTTTTGCTATTTCCTTTCACTCCTTTACATAACAAAAGAGCAACTTCCGAAGAAACCGCTCTTTCTTTTAATAATATTTAATTGTTATTTAACCGTCTTAAAGTTTCTACACATCCTTTTAGTGTTTCACAAAACTTATTTAATTCGGTAATTTCTTCTTCACCATTTAAGGTAATTCTTATACAACTATTTATATCTTCCTTATTTATTCCGATAGCCAATAAAGTAGGGGAGGGTACTAAATCTCCACTTGTGCAAGCACTTCCTGTTGATACTTGATGTTCGTTCATATCAAGTAATGTCATTAATGGTTCACCCCTTATTCCCTTAAAACAAATATATAAATTATGTGGTAATCTATGTTCTAAATCAGCACCAACTAAATATGAATTTGGAATATTATTACTTATGTAATTATAAATATAGTCACGATTTTTAGACGTGATAGAAGAATAATCATAATTCTCAACTGCTTTACCAAGTGTAGCAATACCTATTACATTTTCAGTCCCCCCAAACAATTCCTGTTCCTGTGATCCATATATAAGTGGTTCAAGTTCTATAGATGATTTTTTATATAAAACACCAGTACCTTTTAACGCATGAATTTTATGAGCACTAAATCCAAGCATATCATAATCAACATTTTTCACATCAATAGGGATTTGACTTATTGAACCAGTACAATCAACATAAACAATAGCATTATAGAAATGACACATATTTATAATTTCTTTAATATTTTGAATAGAACCAATTTCAGAATTTGCATATTCTAATATAATAAAATAATTATCATGCGTATCTAACCATTCTCTCAAATCGTATATGTCAATAAAACCTTGTTTATCAACTTTTAATGGATATGCTTTTTTAATAGTTTTAACGCATTTGAGAATTGATTTGTGACAAGTTGGCTGATATAAAACCGTACAATTTTTTCTTTGTGTATACCCTTTAATTGCTAATGTATTACTAGCCGAGCCACCCGAAGTAAAAATAACATCCTCTGGATTAGCATTAATAAATTTTGCCACATTGTTTCTAGCAGTTTTAATTATTTGTTTTACATTAATACCTGATTGATATAGCGATGATGGATTCTGATATGTGTCCAAAAGAGATATAATATAGTCCTTAACTTCTGGGTTTAACGGAGTTGTAGCTGCATTATCAAGATACATATTTATTCCTCCTCGATAATTTCATAAATAATATTTATAGGGATAACAACTAAATCTATTCCTGTATTTTGTTTACATTCTTCACATATATTATTTGCCACATTTTTACTTATAAATTTTGTTGCAGCTACTATATTGTCAATTAAGCAATAATTACCATTTCGTTTAGACATAATATAATTTGTTGGAATAGATAAATCTGCTATTACATATTTCTTAATTTCTTTTTCTTTGAATTTTCTCATTTTAATTCACGCCTTTTCCAGAGAATGTATAAGTCTTTACTTTCCTTCCTAGAAAAAACCATTATTAATTTATCTCTTAATGTTTCTTCCCCAGTAATCTCATCTATAATTACATCAGTTGTGGTGTACATATCAATTGGATATACGTCATGTTTAATAAAAAGCTTCTGTTGTTTCGGATCTTCTACACGAGCAACATTATTCAAATGATATGGTTTTCCATTTAATTTACTAATTTCCATTCCTTTTATTCCTCTTATTAATGCCGTAAAAAATAGGGAACAAGTCAGTATTACATAACATGAAATGTTCCCTATAAAAATCACTGACATTATTTTTTGTTTATATTTGTATTATTTGTTACTTTTTTTCCAATAGATTTATCTTCTTTAGGTTTTCTAAAAGACATTATCTCTGTAATTTGAGCTTTCGTTGCAGGAACAATTGAATCTAAATAAGATAAATCTAAGTTATTCATTTTATTATAAGCATCTTCAATTGATATTTCCTTATCTCTATATGCAACACATATTTCATATATATCATGGCAATTCTGTCCGTCAAAAATTGCATACCAAGTAGGCTTACCTACATCCGCACCACAAGTAGGACAGTAATGATAGGAACGTCCACAAATAATACATTCTCTATTATTTTTTATTCCCATTATTTTCCTCCGATTAAATAACAGGGCAGAATATTCTACCCTGTATTATTTTTAAGAGTTAATTTTACTCTTCATCATCACCGCACATTACAATTGTGTAAAGTTCCTTATCAGCAGAGCAGTATGAAATCTGCATATCACCCTTATAATCAAGTGTACCTTCTGTTGAAAGTGTAATACTTAATTCAGGTGATACCTGGAATGAAGGTATAATTATGTAGCAAGATCTAAGTGTATCTGGTTCGCATGGATCAACAGCAAGAGCTTTAAGTGTAAGCTTAACTGTTCCAGGGAATTTATCAGAAGCATTTGTAATCTTAACGGCATTCTGCGCTTTTCTTTCAAACTTAACTACAAATCTATCTGCTGTTGAATCTGTAGGAAGTGTAAGTTTGTTACCTGTAAGAATAAAATCTGTATCAGATGCTGAACTTGAACCAAGTTTATAAGCCTTACCCATTGCACCATTATTACCAAGTGCATTAACACGAACAGAACCTGCTACAAGTGTCTGTTCAGTACCATCTACAAGGTCTATACTTGCTGTTCCTTTATTAACAATAACAATTTTTGGCATCTGAATCATAGCGTCTGATGCACCACCAACCTGTTTATCTGTACCTGATGCAGCACCAATAACATTAAGGTTAATCATTGCGTTTGTAGCTGTAAAAGTACCAGCTTTACCCTGATAGAATTTCTTAATAAGAGAACCTTCAGCAGATTTAGCTTCTTTTGATTCTGCTGTTGTTTCAATTGTTGCTTCAGAAAGCTGTGTAAGTGTATAGAGAAGCTCACCTTTTGAATTCTCTGCTGTAGCTATCTGAATACGGTCGATTACTAAATCGTCTAATGTAAAACTCATTATTTTTCCTCCTTAAAATTGTGTTTTTGTAATAAAAAAAGACCTAGAAAAATCTAAGTCCATAAAAATAAACAAATTAACGATGCACTACATATCAATAGTTGAACGCATCCAATCAAATTGTTTTTTATCAATTTTGCTAGTGTCAACCATTCCACTATAACTACCTTTTAATAAAGCTGTGGAATTTTCATATATTTGTAATCTTTTAACACTATCCATAAATTGATACATATTTATTTCTTTTAATTCACTTGGTTTATATTTAAAACCAGGATGATTTACTAACGAAGATATCATTGGTAATAAGAATGAGTGCTCTATTTCATCTTTTTTTTTCTTTTGCTCTTTTTCTTTTTCTTCATCTTCCCATATCATAGCTTCTTTAGTAGCTTTATTTTTTGCAAATTCATTTTTAAAATGAATATTGAATATTAAGCTAAGATATTTTATTATTTTTGTATAAGATAATTCATCTATTATTGGCAAATCTTCAATATTATTAATAATAGGATTTCCAAATTCATCTCTAGGAATATTTATTAGTAAATCAATATTTTTTACTTCATCGTGTATTAATTCAAACCATGATAAATTTAAATCTCCAAAAATTAACTTCGTTTCATTAGGAGTGTAAGCCTTAATTAAACTAGCAAATAATTGAAAATTTGAATATTTATTCCAGTCTATACCGTTTCTCCATAATTGAAGTCTCATCGAAGTTGTATTCGCACATAATGTTGCAATGACTGTATAAAATTTACTATCGCCATATTCGAGAATGTCTCCTATCGTTGGAATATGAATACATATTTTATCAGTGACCCAATAATCCTCGCCAAAATACATCTTTAATTCATCAAAATCATAAATTGACTCAAAATTATCCAACTAAATACCACCGCCTAGCTTATTAATAACAGTAGAATTTTTAGTAATACTATTAGGCATAGTAGCTTGGAATATAAAAGTGCGAACAAGATAATTATTATCAGTTATACTTTCCTGATCAGATATAATCATACATTGTGTTCCAAATATATTTGTCCAATTAATTTGTTCCTGAATAATTGCAGCCAACAAATCGTGACGTGGAATACCTGTTAATTTATCCACACGATCATTGCCGTGGACAAACACAGTAAATTTGACTTGAATATATTTTTCAATAGCATTATATCTTGGAGATTCATTAAAATTTACTTGATAACATATATAATGTTTTACGTCTGTTTGGGTATCTGGAATAAATAAAAAAGGACGGATATTTGATTCGCTATCAAAATATCTATCCCATTCTCCAAGAGGTTCGCCAGTTTCAGTATCCCAATTTATATTATCCTCATCATCAAATAATTCTGATTCAAGTTTAGTTTCGTTAAGAACATAAAGAAGTTCGGGGCATCCCCTAAGTTTCTTTTCAATTTTCTTTTTAAACCGAATAGTATCATTATCAGGTGTTTCTTTAAATGCCCTAAGTTTATTTAGCATATCTTGTTTAGTAATCATTTCTACCATAAAATACCTCCTATTCAGCTATTTCGAATTGAAACTTTTCGCTGTTTATATATCCTTGATGTTCATCAAAGATAATACATTGGATAAACATGATTTTGCCAATAACAGAAGTATCATTAGGAAACTTTACTTTCTTTTGGTTGTATTCTGTACCAGCTCGCCATGTAACATTACCAGTCCAGTCTTCATTATCAATAGAACAAGTCCATGTAAAAGTTGCATCAGCATATTCAGTTGTAATATCTTCATTGGAATCATTGAATAGATTTACTGTAAGATTTCTATAAGAGCCACCTACTTTAATAGTTGAAGTGGATGCTGAAATTCTTGCTGTAATAGAAGATGGAGGAATAATTGGAATAGATGGATCTGTTGGAGCGATTTCTGAATCGAAATACGAAGCCCACATACCAATAATATTACCATCAGAATCTTTTTCAATGTAATCCCTATGTTGGTCAAAGAAATCTTGATATAAAGTTAATTTCTGAACCCCAAGTGGTTGAGCATTTTCAACCTTACTGATCTGCCATGCTATTACATTGTCAGTAAAAGAACTAACAAGTACACGCATATTCTTTGACGACTCGTATGTATACCAAATTTTCTCAGTAATTGGATTTAATGGTAGCCATACTTTATCTTGGTTTTCTTGCGAAGTAAATCGTAAATCAGTCCAAAGTCCAGAATTATAACTAGACTGCATTTTTAAAACAGACCACATTCTACGCTTGATTTTTTCTGTTCCGTTATTCTCAATCCACATCAATTCATAATTACATTTAAGAATTAAATACTTTGGGAATTGATTTGCCGGTTCAGTACGAAGAATCATCCATTTCTCATAGATGTTTTCATCATTTGGAATATCAATGAATAAGCCGATAAAATTATCATTATGATATTTTTTACGATAATCAGTTTCAAAATAGTAGAGTTCGTCACCTTCAGAAAAATGTGTTTTTTGTGTTGGTTTAAACTGGATATAGTAATCTACTTGGTCTTTATCCATAGACTGATATGACTTAACGATAAACTTTGCATCTATGCGTGTTTTGGTTGTATTCTCATATGTCATACCTTCAGCTAATCGTGGCTGATTATCATGGTAGAAGTCATAGATATAACAGATTTTACTTTGGATATCGTTGTCCCATGTCCAATTCATTATGTCATCAGACTGTTCCTTATATATCTGACCAATCGTTTTAGCTCCGTTGTTTTTGGCGTTTGCGACACGCCTAGCTGTTTGTAGACTCGGCATCGCTTACACCTCCCTCAAACATTGCTTTTATATATCCGTGAGAATCTAAGATTGCCCTACGGAATTTTTTGTAACTAAAATGGTCGCTCTTAAAATTATCCATAGCACCTTGTAAAGTTGCCATAAGAGTCACCATAAGTCCGTTATCATTAAATAAGGTTTTTGTGCCACCTAATTTAAACATAACATTCTCAAAGAAGACGAGAAATGCTTCATCATCTTCAAATATTTTCTCTTCAATTGTCTTGTCCTTGTAGAGCAGTAATTTGTGAATATCACCATGCATTGCACGAACTGCTTCATTGATTTGCTTGTCTGTAAAGTCACCATATATGTATTGCATATTACGACTCCGTATTAATATAGGAATTGTACATATATCCGTAATCACGAATACGTTTATTTAGTTCGGTTTTCATGGAATCAAGACGGTCAATCATGTTTTTATGATTGTCGAGTAGCTTCTTTTCTTCCTTGCCGCCTATCATTACTGATGTATGCATAACAGAATCAACTTGTGGTTGTAACCACTCAATCGTCATTCCAAGCACAAGAATTCCTACGACAAAATTCATATCAGCCGTTTCATCTACTGAATTATTCAGTGTGAAATCCAATTGTTGAATTTCATCATCGAGTGTGAGAGAAGAGAATAGTCTACGCACCCTTGGATCAGAGATTACATTGCTTAATCGCTCTGTATAAATTTCAAGCAAATCGTTTTCGTCAAGAGAGAGTTCTTTCGGATCTGAAATTCGTCCTCTTGCTCGTGAAAAAATTGTTTCATATGGAAGCGTCATTGTGAGCCTCCTTTACTATTCCTGAACTAATGTAAGTAACATTTTTGTACCAAAAATTTCATCAAGAGCCTTAATTTTGTGAACTGAATCAAGTGCATGAGATTCAATCATTGTAGAAGCAATACCTTTAAGGGCTTCCTTTGCTCCCTTTGGAAGCTTTTTAATTGTTTCTGACATCTGTGGAACAGGAAGATTTAAAATCTCATTTAAGTCACTTGTTTCATACATAGACTCATATAAGTCTTTTACAGACTTATTCTGTTCGACAAAATCTTCATCCTCAATAATAATTCTTGGTGAATAAATGTTTACATCTTCACGGGTTCTAACGAGATAAATTAAATCTCTATATTCAACATCAACCACATCTCCACAATCAGCCCAACTATAAAGAATATGTGAACGTGCTCCCTCGATATAAAGTCCACCACTTACTAATGAACGACATGGAATAGTATCTTCGGGTGAAAATGTTTTAACATCTTCTTTAACTTCTGTAGTTTTTGTTGCCTTTTCTGTACTGTCAGTAGTAGCAGTAGTTTTCTTTGTATATGCCATTTCCTTTCAATTCCTTTCAAAAATAGGAGAGTGGATTGCCACTCTCCGTATAATCAATCTATAAGTAAATCTTACAGATCCCACTCACCATGATATCTTGTCATAAGAGTACCAACACCCATACGTCTCTGTACCTCATAAGACTGCATATCATCCTTAGTAGCACCCTTTTCATTTACTTCAAGTTCTGTCTCACCATAATCAACAAACTTAATAAATCTATTATCAACTGCTGGCATGATGTAGAGTTTCTTGTTATCTACGATAGGAGTAGCAAGAGTCTTATCTGTAAACTTCTGTGGAATCTCCATAAGAGGTGTTCCTTCGTAACCACCGATAATACCTGTATTTGCCACAGACTCCTTGACTGAATTAGCAGGATCAGCCCAATCAACCTTTGTGAGTGCGTTAAGAGCCTTTAATGCTGTCTTTGTACCCATGATAACAACACCGCTTTCGTTAGCTGCACCAACCTTCTCAATAATTGCATCAAACTGAGCCTTTGTAGAATCTCCTAATGCACCAGTACCCTTAAGAGTAGCAGGAACAGGAATAAGGTTTACACCATTAGCAAACTGAGAAGAGATAAGTGTCTGAACTTTTAACATATAAGCCTTAACAACAGCGTCTACAAATGCGCCCCAATCCTTATGACCTGTTAAGAAAAGACGAATATCTCCACCAACCTTGATACCATATACTGCTGTATCAACATGATAAGACTGACCAGAACCTAAACGCTGGATAGATCTTTATGTTTAACTTATATATTATTTTCCACAAATTGCCAGTGATAACCACCAGCTGTTTTTCTATTTCCTTTACATACTTCCAATATAGAAGTTGTAATTTTTAATTGTTTCTGTGCTTCAGCAGAACACTCATATATTTTATTTGTTTCAATACACAATACAGGTGTTAAATTTCTATATTTTGAAATATGTCCTTTTTGTGCTTCTGATATTTTCTGCCTTGCCTCTTTTGTATGAGTTTTACCATACATTCCATTATTTTCACCAAGAATTTTTGCTTTTATTTTTGGATTACTCCATTGTTTAAAAGCTCTTTTTGAAAGTTCTTCTTTTGTATTTGGATTTTCTTCGTAATATTTTTTTAATGATTGTTTTCTTCTTTCATTAGCTTCTTTAGAAACCGATCCGTCTTGACCGCCACCTTTATCGTTATATCCATAGTGTTCATCTAATGTTTTAAATGTATCTATGTAATATATTTCTTTTTCATCCAAATTCTCTTTTGAACATTTTTCTAATATGTAAAACTTAAAATTATCTTCTCCATATTTATTCCATGAATTTTGTAAATGTCCATTACAATGACAATTTCTATTTAACTCACCTTTATGAGAAGACCATCTATTATATATATTGACTGATTGCCCTATATATTTTTTCTTGTTTATTAAATTCTCGATGCAATAAATTCCACAAATAGTATTTTCTTTACTTCTCAATTGCATCATCTCGTTTCTATTTTTATGTTTTGGAAAATAATATTTTATTGGGACGTTGTTCCCAGTTGAGTTAATAACTCCTCATACTTTCATATGAGAACAGACTATATCTTCATCCAATTTTGGATGTGTACCATTTCCATTTAAGGGATTTTCACCCACTCACTTGAGCCGTACTCCTGTTGTTATATTTCTATAACCAATGGGATAGTCGTTGAGCGTTTCTCTATTCGAGACTTCGTTGCTGATTGCCCATTTTATTATTCTCTGTTTAAAAGAATAATTAGCATTTAGGATTTAACCTTGTGCCATTTAATCACTTTTTTCTACTTTCGTAACTTTCACGCTTGACTATATTTCATGTCTACGTTGTAGTGTGACTAACTTTAGGGGTTTCCAGCAGTTAAATACATATTTTTTCATGTAACTTACGCTACACGGACTCTACTATCAAAGTCATGTGAATCACCTGAAACCTTACTTACAGTAAGTAATACTTCATCATCAGCCCAGAATTCATTTACGTCTCCATCTTTCATATTCTTTGACTCAACATAATTGTTGAAAAACTCATTCTCAGAAAGACCATGAGCAATCTGAGTATCAATAATTTCCTCAATTACCTCGAAAAACTGTGTTCCTCTCTCAGAATTTAACGCTCTCTTAATCTGCTTATTAGAAGAGTCCTTAGTAAGTCCAAGGTATTCAAAACAAGCCTTTCTAATTGTGTCACTAGCTTCTGCCTTAGAAATTACACGATTAGAATCAGCATCATAAATTTCACGACCTGCACCGAGGTCAAACATAAGATTTTTTACACTTGTATCTAACATTTATTTATTTCTCCTTTCTCAAAAATTAAGCTTTCTTTGTAAGCTGCATAGCGGCAGTTACACCAGAAATGGCTTTGAGTTCAACACCGTCTTTAACAGCGATTTCACCAGAAAATCCATCTGCTGAAATTTCAACTACATCACCAACTGCGAGTTCATAAGCTCTAACTACCTGAGTAGGAGCATTTGTATAGTTGCTTTCTTTCTTAAATGTGTTGCTATATGTCTCCTCGATCATTGGCACCTGATATACAAACAAGGCATCTCCAGGAGTTACTACCTCTACATAGAAATTTCCATTGTTCGCTTTACCAACAACTTTTCCTTCAAATGAAGTAGGTGCTGCCGCTTTATAAAGATCTAACTCTACGAATTCACCCTTACCAACGAACCATCCGTTGTCTACATAAGCACTTGCTGCTTCTGCTAACTGAATGTTATAAATATGCTTTCCACCATCTCTTGCGAGAACCTTAGAAGGGAAAGCTACTGCATGTTTTGCAATACTAACCTGAATCATATTTTTTCCTCCTTAAATTTTTTGCATTAAAAAAGACACTCAATTTGAGTGCCACTACAATGATTTATATTTCTTGTTTTATTTGCTAAAAAGATTTCCGTAACGGTTATCTTTCTTAGACTTGTTTACATTAGCGAATACTTTTACAGTCGACTTTTTCTGAGTTTTCTCAGTGGTAGTTGCAAAAGTCTTCATATTAGAATCCGCATAGATAAGTTTTGCTTCCTTCTCTAAATCTTCGAGAGAGTAATTATCCATATTTGTATACAGTTTCTCAAAATCCTTATTAATAAATTTTCCTTCTTCATCTTTTTCAGAAATAGAATTAAAGTTTTCATTTGCGAGAATTTCCTCACGTTTTGCATGAAGTTCATTCTTTTCTACTGTCTCTTTGAACTCCTTAAGGGCAGCGTAGTTTGAACGCATAGACTGTAACTCTGCAAATTCACTATCTGTCAATAGTTCACGATGTAAATTGTATCTTTCTCCATCAAAAGCTACATTATCACCGTCTTTTGTATAGTTCTGACCGAAGATTTTATCACCATTCCAGTTCTCATATGTAAAATGATCATCATAAACAGCGTTGATAAAGTACCACTCATTATCAGCATCTTCGTATTCAGATAAAAGTTGGTAAAGTGCATATCTTGTATCTTCATGACTGATTTCATATGTACGAACAATCTTTTCAAAAGTCTGACTTCCTCCTTCATCACCATTTGGATCAGAAGTTCCTTCATCATTACCTTCTCCATCATTGGAAGGCTCACCAGATTCTCCGTTGCCCGAATTGTCTCCATCTGAATTGTCATCATCGAACATCTCAGCGAATTTTGCTTCAAGTTCCTCATCTGACATTTCTGCATAGTCGAATGTTACATCTTCAGCAGTCTTACCATATTTGGCAAGTAACTCTTCAAATTTTGTCATTTTGTTATTTGTTCCTCCTTCCTTTGATTTTTGATTTATATCAAAACTCTCAAGAATATTAGTTAATTTCTCTAAAGTTTCAACCAATTTATTGTCTGTATTAAATGTTACGGTTTCTGTATTTACAGCGAAATCTTCAATTTTAAAATTACTTCCTGCCATACCAGGAGATACATCCTTTGACAGAAGAGTAAGACCTGATACATAAAAATCATCTAACTGTAATGTTTTATTAGCAGTATTAAATGATAACTCCCTAATGCATAATTCCACCGAACAATCTACAGTTCCACGTCTATTCAGAATCTCAATAGCATCTTGACAATACTCATCATATAAATAACCATGCAAAACTGCACGATTTACGCCAGCGTCTTCATCATATTCAATAGTAGTCCTTGTACCATCAATAACACCGATAGGCTGTTCTTCATATACAACTTTGTCATTACCATTTTTATCAGTAGTCACATAATAATCATGACTACCGAAATCTAATTCATTATCTGAGTTGGTAGTGATATGTGCTAAAATTGGGCGAAAGTTTGCCGATGGGACATTTTCATTGAAAGATTCTTCGGAGATTTCTGACTTATTGAGATTGACATGATCGTGAAATGCACGACTGACGAATGGAGTAAGAGACTCTTTATGTTTATCTTCATCTTTAGAAGTTTTTTCAAAATTACCATTCATACGAACCATAAGTTCTTTACCGAATTCATTACTATTAAAATGAGCAAAATTGTTCTTTAAACAAAACTCATACAACTCATCAATAGACATAATTCGTCTTTTCTTCTTTTTTTGCATTATTTAACCTATTCCTCCTTTCTTTGTTGATATACCACTCAAAGTAGGGGAGTGGTTAGAATGTTAGCATGTTGCTATACTGAATTTTATTGTTTGTATTTTCAAAAGTGAGAGAGTGATTATTCAAAAATGTTGCCACGTTCCCATCTTGAGATACCAATTTAAAACCTTCTTTGAGAAGATTTTCCTTTGTCTCCTTGTCGGAGGTTTTAATAAAATTGTATTTCATATTAAGATACCTCCTTTATTTATTATTGAGATCATCATCTCTTGTGCGAAGTCCAGCATCTGTAAGTTCTGTTTCATCTTTTTCAGGCTTACCATCCTTATCATTACCAGATTGTGTGTATGACGTGTTAAACGGTTTAAGTTTCTCGCCAAGATTTAGACAATCTTCTTCTAAGAAATTCATAGCAAGGGTATCTTTCTCAGATACTCCATTTAATGTGTTATATAAAATCTTGTTCGGAAGTCCATTTTGACAAGACTCAAGGATTGATTTCTTAAAATCATCTTTCTGATAAATGGAAACATCAAAAAATTTAACTTTACAAGGTTCAGATATCCAACTAGATAAAAGTCGATTTACAATCGCTTGAATCTGTGGAATAAGAGTTGAAATAGAAAATGTAGAATCTGCAAGTACACCATATGTAAAAGCAATAGAATTAGATGCAGAGTTTAGGTTTAATATCTGAGCACCACCAGCAGTATTAAGAATTTCTTTTGTTGCTTTTTCAACCTTTGTTACATCACCAGTTGCATCGTCTGGAAAACTTATTTCATGCAATTCACCAGGAACAATAGCAGCAGAGATGTAGGGTGGTAATGCTTCTTCAAGCATACGATTGAAATACTGAATCATTATATCTGGATTTACAGCCCAATCATCTACATCATTACCCATAGTTTTCATTTCAAGCCATACCAATTTATAAATATTAGCCGCTTGTTGAACTGCCTGATAATCAGAAGCGTCCATAAGATCAATCAATGATAAGAATATAGGTGTAAGAACGGGAACGATGGTTTCCCAATCTTCAGACCTGAATTTAATACATACATTGTATTCTTCGGGAATTAGTTGGTATTTTTCGTTTGTACTTTGATATGTGTTCCACATACTATTGAATGGCTCTCCCCAATATTCCAATAGTTCGGAATTTCGCTTAAAATAACTCATATCCATTGCACATGCAAATGAACCATCAGGAAATACACCTGCAATTCTCATATATGATGGATCTAGCGGAAGTATAAACATTCCTTGTCCTTCAGTATAATAAGCACATCCATAAAATGCGTCTTCTCGAAGTGTTATAGATGCAGCTTTACGAAACTCATAATTTAATCCGAGAGTATCTACAACATCAACTGTTTCCTGATACTTTTGCAATGTTGATTTTACGTCATTATTATCTGAAATTATAAATGGGGGAACTATGTTACGAATAGATAAATCAATTTGATTTGCATAATATTTGCAAAGACGATAGTAGATTTCTGAACGATAATAAAGATAACGAGATAAACTTCTAAGACTTGCTTCACTAGAAGAAATATTTTTAATATAATCTTTTACATCTTCTTTAGAATAATTACTGATCGTTGTATATGTCTTAGATTTCTGAATATCTCGAAGACTTGTAATTGCACTTGTTGCATCTTCATAACGTTCAAGTCTACTTTTATTTTTCTCATACCATTCACGCATTTCATTTGCGGTTGGTTGTTTTGGAGTAGAAGAAGTAGTTTTCTTCTGTGAGTTATTTACTTTAGCAGGTGCATTAGAATTTGCATCTACTTTCTTAGGTCTAGGCATATTTGATAATGCACCTCCTTAATTATATTTTGCTTTACGGATTGTAAGCTTATTGATGAAACTTGTGACATCTTCAGTTGGTCGCTTTTTATTTGTAATGGCTTTTCTACGTTCACACATGAGAGCGTAAGAAGCCATACATGCCGTGTAAGCTCTATCATCATGGAGCTTGTTTGCCTTTTCTGGTGTAAGTTCAAACGAATCCTTTCCAGAATCACGCTTTTTACGAATCATATTGACAAGTTCTTCTTTTAAAGCGTCAATATTAGCAAGAGCAATTTCATCCTGCCAATCAAGTTTTATAGTTTTTGTATTAACGGATTCAATTTTCTCTAATTCTTCATTAAGCTTATTTTCAAATTCCTTTTCATTAACTTTTTGTTTTCTGAGTTCAGCAGAAATTCGTTCTTTTTCTTTAGCCAATTTTTTCTCATCAACATCAAAAACAGTAAGATAGCCTTTATGGTCATATTGTGCTGTAAAACTGATTTTATCTTGATTCATCAATTCTATCATTGCTTCATACATTTCAGATTTATAACCAGCAGGAGACATAAGATGTACTTTGTCTACCGCATTAGGAAATTTCTTAACATAATCAGCGGAATATTCTTTATCTATTAATCCTCTATGAACAATACCAGCAGAGTCAGTCCAATCAGGCATTAAATAATCAGCTATATTAACACCAGATCCGCCACTACCTGCATCAATGTATACACCAACAATATTCCCGTATGCGTCAGCCCCACCGTTATAATCAAGAATTACTTTTTTTAAATATTCAATCTGATCTGGTGTCTGCATGGGAGATTTGATTTTTTTACCAACATCAATAAGATTAATACAGTTTACCAATCTCATTCTTGTATCAATACTTCCGTCTACCTGTTCGTATTCATAAATTTCTCCAACAAGAATAACTGAATTATCACGACTTCTAGCAGGATCATATGTAATAACAAATTTTTTATCACCTGTATCGTTATATAGAAGTGGTTTTCTAGTTTCTTCATTACGTGTAATAACACCTCTACGAATAATTGCGTCAGTACCAGCATCTGTAGTAAAAATACAATAATACTCACGTCTTGCTTTTTCTGGATTTGTTCTCATTTCTGACTCAACAGTATTTCGAGATAGAAGTGGAGTAACTAATTCGCCCCTAAGAGTTGGTTTGAATGCTTGTTCGCAATCTATATGTAAAACACAATAATCTGGATTTCCCATAATTTGCTGTTTAGAAAAGTCACGATACAGTCTCCAAAATTGAGTATCAGTTGAAGAAGCTGAACTTATATAATATTTCTGATATGACAAATCTCGTGGTAAGCACCTTTGACGAATAGGATCAATTGAATTACCATCTACATCTTTACCTGTTTTTAAACTTTTATTTACAACAGCGAATGCACCATATACATTCATCATTTCATCAGACAAGAAACCACTTTCGTCAAAAATTACGGTGCCTCGCATACCTCTTTTGGCATCTATATTTCCGTTTAATGTCCTAGTCATTGATCCGTTATAACATGAATAGGAAAATCCATTAGACGAGTGCGAAAATCCATCACCTGCTGCGTTTTTAATTTCAATCTCATTTTTGAATAAAGAACCGGTTGAGCCGTAAAAAGTGTCAATATTATCATTGGCAAGTCGTTCCAAAGTAGTAAAAGTTTGTTCAGCCTGACCACCTGTGCCACTCGCAATATATGTCCATACATTACAAAAGCACATATCTTTAGACATTATTTCAAGGTCAATGACCGTACTCTTACCATATCCACGAGTACATACAGCAAGTACATTTGGACAAACCCAACTTCTTTGTACAAGAAGTGCTTGCCCATCTAAAAGCTCTATATTGAAAAATAAATCTATAGCTTTTACTGGGTTGCATTGCAGATATTTTTGAATTTCAGCAATTTGAATATAAGACTCAATTTTACGAGATGAGATAGAATAACCATGTGGTTTTACATATATTCCATATTGGTTATAAAAATCTTTATCATAATCAAGAATTTCATTCTGATAATAATTCATAATCATTTGCTTATTCTGATTCATTTTCAGTGACCTCCTTTGTTTCATCATCAGGAGATTCTTCAACTTCATCAAACTCTGCAAAAACAGAATATACATCTTTTAAATCTTTTAACTGTTCTTCTTTTAATAGATTGTTTTCTTTTAATGTATCTCTTAAATCAAGATTTTCTCTTAATAGTATTCTGTTAATTTCTTGGTAGGCATCCTTTTCTTTCCGAAGACCAGTATTAACGACACGCATTTCAGAAACCATATCTGACCACTCAGATTCATCAAGTGCTAATTGTTTCATAATAGAAGCATCGCTAATTTCCTGAACCTGTTGCATACCTCTACATGTATCAATATCAAAACCATTAACCTCACCACTTCGCAGGTTAAGACTCTTAATTTTCTTGATTTTTCCAGTCCATGTATTTTCACCTTTTTTTGCATTTTTATTATGCTTTAATGATATACAACTGTCTTGAGCAAGGCTTGTGATAACCGAAGTTATTTTACCCTTGCTTTCCTGTAGGGATTTTATTGTTGCAGAATTGTGTTCAATATTTGAAATGTCACACATTAACTTTGATATTGTGTCATCAATTTTAGATTGTTGCAAGAATCCACGAACAATAGAAATAGCAGAAGAAGTACGCATCATATCTTCGTTTGCGTCTTCACTAGAATCTAATAGCCCTAATAATTGAGAATATAAGAAAGGTTGGTCTGCTATATCTTCTTTTTCAAAAGGGTCATAACTGAGTAATCGAATGACATCATTTTTATTTTTCAAAAAACTATCATATGTATCTAATCCTGCATGAGATTCAATTAATTCTTCCTCAGTCGTAAGTTCTTTTACTGATTCATTTTCTGTTTTATCCTTAACAAAATGATCTGAATCAAAGTATGTTAGTCCTATATAGTTTGGCATAGCAATTTGACGTGCATATGCTGTCCATACATTAGATTTAACTTTTCCAGAAGCAAGATTCTCAACTTCCTGAATGCTTGAGTCCCATACCTTTTCGAGGAAAGGTTTTCCCAAATATCTAAGGGCAAGTTGCACTGATTCCCTCGTAGGCTCTTGATCAACACCATTTGTAGTTCTTAACGCTATCTTTTTTGCACAGTCTTTACAAATTGGAGTAAGACCACTTTTACTCATGGGATCTGTACTTACATAAAATTTATCTTTAGCTTTATGAGTATCACACATGTAACACCAAGCACCTTCTTTAAGTGATTTGATTTTCTCTTCCTGTGTTTCAACTTTCTTCTTTAATTGTGCAGCCGTTAATTTTATGGGCTGTGTCTCTTTTGTCGTAGCCAAACTAACGACCACCTCCTTTTATTCCAATATAAAAAGAAGCCACTTCATATGAAATGACTTCTCAAAATTCCGATATTAAATTTCCAATGAAAGGGCAATTTTGTCATAAATATTTTATATAATCCAAAATAAAATGTTGACCTTCTTCCTATTATACTGTAAACTTAAAATGTAAGATTAATATAAAGGAGGTACTCAATTATGGCATCTATTACTTTGTTTAATGGCGCAGGGAAATTGATATTCTACGATTCCGGTCATACTCATGGAGATTGTGGCACATATCATGTACATGAAGTAGACCTATCTAAACTTACAATGAATGATTTAGAAAAACTAGAAAGGGATTCAAGGAATGGATGGATTGAACTTCATGATTGGAAAAGAATACCTGGAGCTTTATACACAAGAAATGCAACACAATCAGAAATAGATTATATAAATAAGATGTTAAAATATTAAATTTACAAAAGACCGCTTATTTGCAAAAATAGGCAGTCTTTTTTATTCAAATAAGCGGTCAGAGTAGGATTTGAACCACGGTGCGTTTCCGCACATCTGTTTTCAAAACAGACACCATAAACCAGACTCGGACATCTGACCATAACAAAAGAGCCACCTCCAAAGGAAACGACTCTTTCTTTCAATATTTACCAATCAGTCGCCAAACTAATTATAACTGTATAGGGCGGTAGTAAGTGTTGAGCTTACACACCTAAGTTCCGTATGCATCCAAAAAATAGGCTTTCACATCAGGTTTACCGCACGAAAATTATATTATGGTTCAGATGGATTGGGTTCTGTAGTATCCACCTTAATCTCATCCACGGTTATTCCAACATTATATGTCACATCGGCAATCACACGAATATTCTCAAACCCAATTGTCTTATCAAGTTCAGCAATTGTATTCTGTAATTCATTTACATCTTCGGTAGAATATTCAGTAAATGTAACTGTAGAACCTGTAGTAGAAGTAGTTCCGTATATCTCCCAAAGATTCTTTAACTTTACCTGTGTATTTTTGACTAAAATTTTATATGTCATATGCTATTTCCTTTCTACATATTAGATTTTATTATTTTAGTACAGGTAGTGAGACTTGAACTCACACGGTATTGCTACCAAAGGATTTTAAGTCCTCTGTGTCTGCCTATTCCACCATACCTGCTAACGCTGAGAAACACGAATTCGCTATAGAATTATCAGACCATTCAGTAGCTTGGACAAGCTGAAAGCCCCATTCTCCTAAAACATCCAACTGACCAAAAGTCTGTTGGCAGTTCGAAACTCTCGATTGGGATTTCACCATGAAAATTACATAAAATTCATGACAGAGTTTGATAAAAAAAAGATATACCGCATTAAGGTTTCGTGCACACTAGAGTTATAAAGTCAGCTCTACCAAAATGCAGTAATAGGACTTACAATGTTACATGAATAACAAATGCCAAGATATTTATTATCACACTTATATTTTAGCAGTGAACGCATAGCTTTCTTTTATACTCTGATTCGCTTCCGAGTTTGCACCGCCAATGAGCAGTAGCAGTGAGAAGTTTTAGACCATTCTAAAGGTCAATAATTTCGCAAACCGACCTTTATATTTATGTCACATATCGGTCAGTGACAGCTCACTTAATACGATTTTAACGAGCTTCGTAACTCAGTAGTACTATCGGTCTACCTGTCCGTCTGACTTTCACAGAGCCTTGTTGAGTTCTTATGGTTTCAGAGCATTCGGCAATATACAATTAATTGTCCACTTAAGAGTTCTTTTATTTATTCTCCGTTGTAAACTTTTTCAAACCGCTATGTGGCAGAGCGATGGTAGTTTTTGATAAGGCTTCTACCAAACCCGCATAATAAACTCTCATTTTATTAGTCGGATAGAGCAATAACCGACACCACTTTGTTTGTTTTATATTGGTTTATTCTCCACAAATCACTCTCTCTAACGTGATTGCCTTTAGAGATCAATAATTCACTATATAATCTACTTCACCAAAAAGCTAATTATTAGCGGAGTTCTGATACCTTCTTATAAACTTATGGTATCCCAAAGCTTCAGATATGTAACTAAAACTCTTGTCTGAATACATATCCTCTCCAACTTATTTCACACTCAAGGTTGATGTCCTGTTTTGTGTTATCTCCCATATAGAACGGTAGGTATGGTTCTCCTAATATATCATTCTCTGTTTACACATCAAAGAATATCTATTATAATTATTCCACACTCACTAATCTTTCTGCTATTTCTATGAAAGATCTGGTGAAGTTCTATGTTTATGTGCATTTATTCTCTTATTTTTGGAATATTTTGACATGAATTGTCGTGATATGATATAATGTAATGGACAAGCGATTATTCAACATTTCATTTAAGGCTAGATGGGATGGTAAAAGGCGGTTTAGAGTCGTTCCAAAGTAGTGATACTTTGTTCGAATAGAATCCTTTCAGAAGGAAATAAACATGAAAGGAGAGCGATACTATTAATATTATGGAAGCACTTATAATCGGAATAGTAGGTAGTATTATTGCTACATACATAATACGATTTATAGATAAAAAGATGCACAAAAATAACCGCCATGAGTCTAAATAGCGGTTAAGTTTGTGTTAATGAAATTATTTATTAGCCTACACACCACATATAGGCTCTAAACCGTCTAACGGATAATTGCTTGTTTCTTTGACTATATTGTAACACATAAAATTGTGTGGTGCAAGTAAAAATAATAGGTGAATTTATGGAAAAGTTTATGGAAATAATAAATACAATCCTTCCAGCTTTGATTACAGGCGTATTTACTTTTATAGTCACCAAATATAATTATAACAAGAATGTTCCTTTGGATAAAATGGAAATATCATATAATAGAATCTATTATCCAATTTATAAAATTATACATAAAAAAGATATTATGAAAAACTTGGATATAACTATTGAACAGATCAAACCTTATTTGGATAAGTACAATAAATATGCAGATATTTCTACGCTGAAAGCTTTTAATTCATTATGTGAAAACAAAGACAAGTATTCATATAATAATTTTACAAACAATATATACAATAGAAATACATACCTTCGTAGAAGACTTGGATATTTAGAACCAAATATTTTTCAGATTTATACATATTCAAATAAAAATGAAAAATTTGTTATCAGATTATTATTAGAACTAATCATTTTATATTGTTTTACGATTATATATGCATGTACTAAAGATACAATAAAAAATGTGTCATTTTATATTGCAGCAATTAGTATGATAATTGTTCTAATTGATTCATTGATGTATTTATTGTACATTATAGGAATTAAAATTAAAGAGTTTTATAGACTTATTAAATCGAAACTTAAAAAGATGACTAGGTAATTAATGTCATTTACGTTGACATAGGTTTTACGTTGCTGAATGCCACCATTCAACCTGTCTTTAAAGACGCAACCTAGTCTTTATATTCAAAATGGAGTTAAATTAAGCTAGGGTTAGACGAAGACTTCATCGGCATCCTCAGTGTCTTCACGGATGACATACATCTGAATAGTTTCGGAAGAATTATAAATCCGAAAGTGATTTTTGTTCTACTTGTTTAATTTCTCCATCTGCAAAGTATTTTGCAAACTGCTCATCAGCATCAATATCCTTATACACCGCAACCATATCAAGTGAATTCCAACCGACTAGCATTTGAATTACATCATCAGGAAGTCCGCTTCGAGAACAAGAAGTTGTAAAGAAATGACGAAGACTGTGGAAGTAAAAGTCTTCTCCTAAATGTTTGCTGAATGTATCAGCCCAACTATCAAGTGTCCCTGAATCCATAGGTTCATCTATATATTCTCCATTTACTTTCTTTGGAAATAACCATTCCGATTCAATTCCGTGTTCTTTTCTATAATTCATCCATAAATTAAAATATGGCTTAAATGGTTTTGCAAGTGTATATACCGTCAACATTTTGCCCCTAGAACCTCTTCCTTTTGTTTGTATCTTTTCAGGTGTTTTATATAAAGAACCATATATGATATTTTCATCATCAAAATAAGATACTTTAAATCGTGGTAACTCACTCTTACGTCTTCCACTAAATGCAGCTAATGCTAAAATACAAGCCTTATCATATTTACCTTTTTCAACCCAATAATCAAGCATACCCTGTACTTGTTCATCGGACAATACGGTTTTAGTAAATACTTTCTCATTTGAAGGGTTTTCAATTTTTCGTATAATCGGTTTAAAATTCTCATACTCATCATCCAATATAGCCTCTACATAATTTGAAAGAGAAGAAAGAGTAGATTTTACTCTACGCATTCTAGCTGGCGACCATTTATATTCAGTAAGGCAGAAACTCTGATAACGAGCAATATCCCTCTTAGATAAATTAATAAAGAATTTATTATCACAATGCTGAAGTAAATACACCCAGAAAATATAAAGGTCACGTCTGTACGCATTTATTGTTGTTGGTGATCTATCAATAGAACAAAGATAATCCAAAAAGTCATTTCCTAACTCTATATTCTCTTTATTGCACTGAGCCAACAACTCATCAGTAACAATATTGTTATGCTGTATTTTTCTACCCATTAAATCTCACTTCCTTTCAAACAACAAAAAGAAGCAGTAGCATCATTAACTAACTGCTTCTTGTTGTATTTTTATATATTCATCATAAATCCCACAATCAGCTATGACACTAATCATGAGCACATATGTTTATTCTCTGTTTCCACTCACAGAAACATAGAAAATTGACTTTAATAGGATTCGAACCCATATCCATTCCGTCAGTGGCTTTCACACTGGTATCTGCGGTTTTACCTTGGATGCTTTGACCATTAAGCTATAAAGCCATAACAAAAAAGAGTGTGCAGCATACACTGCACACTCCAAGTTCAAATGTTATTCGGAATCAGCAAATTTGTCTCTTAAACACTTACACACTGATTCTTCTATAACATACCCTATAATCTAAAATCCAAAAGCCTTTAACATCTTCTGAATATCTTCATGACTTAACTCATCGCTAGAGTAGTAAGAATAACTTATATAAGAGTCGCCATCTGACCTACTAGCAGTAAATCCGTGAGCATTCCCATCTTCGTCTTCAGAAGTATGTAGATAAGTCTCATCATGCGCAGGACAATTCTCACAATCACCATCACAGTCATCATATTCATTGCCAATTTCTACTTCATATATTTCATCAGATTCAATCTTTGGAACAATCTTAGAATTGCAATCGTCAAAGATGTATACGACATCAGCTTCAACAAAGATATAACCATTTTTTCGCTTAACTGGTTCACACCAAATTTCATCATCTAATAAACTGATAACAAAAGCGTCATCATATCCATCGTATTCAGGATTTGCTAACTCATTAATAAATGCAATGCCATAACCCATTCCAACAAGTTCACGAATAATCTCTTTTGTATCTTCATATTTAGCAACAACATCTACTGAATTATATTTGTCATCAGATTTTACTCTGTCATATGTATCAGCAACGGCACAAGCAAAATCTTCATAGTCTTCAAAATGTAATGTTTTTATAATAATCACAACCCTTCAGATTAAGCGAGTGTCTTTACCGACTTAGAAATAGTAAATTTAATTTCATCATGTTCAGGTACAGTCCAAGCCTTACCACCTGCAAGAGCAGCAACACCAGACTTCTCATTTACATGCTTTACTGAGAATGTTCCAACTCCAGGAAGTGTAACCTTTTCAGTTTTGTCGTTGCCAAGATTTTCAACAACACAATCAACATAAGCCTTAATAACTGCTTCAACTTCCTTCTTTGTAAACTTCTTACCCTCTGTAGCAACAATATCTGTAGCTCTTTCTGCAACTTCCTTAATCATTAAATCCTTTGTCATAATTTTTAAATTCCTTTCTTTCCTTAAAATTTTTTATGCTTTGGCAATTTTTAACTTTATTGCCGAAATTATAATAATGGCTTCGTTAGCCAAAAAAATATTAAAATGATTGTAAAACATACAAATTCACAATCAAAATAATGGTTTTAAAATAAGTGAATTATGATGCATATTTCCATATGTATCCATAAGCGGTTTTAATCCTGTTATTACAACAATTTCTAATACCACTAATATAACTATCATCATTTACTAAATAATTAGACGCTTCTTTTGTATTTTTAAATTCATTAAGTAATTCCATTGAAAGTGAATATTGTAATACAGATTTATTTCGTATTCTATTTTTTATATTTATCGAATCAATCTTGTCTTTTTTATAAAATCTCCAAATATACCCAAAAGCACTTGGTCTTTCATCTCTACAACATCTTAATATTTGTGAAGTTCCATTTTTGCGATTACCTAAATATTCATTTGCCTCTGCCTGTGTTTTAAAATCTTTAATAAAATTACCATTAAAATCATACATATAAACTGGAATTTTGATATCTGAATTTTTAATTTTAATTTGATGATTATTAATATTAAAATCATCAGATAAATAATAATCATAATAAAACCATTGTAATCTTGTTCCATCAGACAGTGTTCCATTTGTTGAATACTTAAAATTACAACAACCGCATATTCCATTTTCTGATATATTATATTTTTTAGATGCTTCTTTAGCTGAATCGAAAATTTCTCCAGTTGTATAACATATTACTTTTTTAATATTTGGATGATTATTTTTCTTTTTAATAATTTTTAATTCATATTCTTTATTGGGATAATAATATTCCCATTGTAACCTTTCACATGTAGTCGGATCAATTCCTGCTGTATGTGTGATTCCTTTGCAACAAGATTGAATTGAAGTATCACAAACACCACCATATTTTCCAGCTTCTACAGTAGTGTCAAAGATTTTCATATTGTTCAAACAAATTACTTGTTTTGCATTTGGGTTATCAATTCCTTGATTAATTACACCTTTTAGAGCATGTGACAATACTTTACTATGTATTTCTAATTGTTTATCAGTATATCCAATTAAAGTATTACCACCGTCTCCACCAGACGCTATATTATAAAAATCATTAGAATTTACCGCATCATAATAAGAAATCCAATATTTTTCTTTTTCGTTTAATTCTTTTTTAGAATTACATTCTTCTATAATTTCTTTTGAAAAATTTTCAATTCCATATTTAGTTATTGCTTTTGATAAAACAATTCCGCTTCCAAGATAATTTTTCCATTTACCTTGTTTATCATACCTTCTTTGACCTATATAACGTTTACCATTGATATGATTTGTTGTAATGTAAATAAATCCGTGCATTTTTACCTCCATATATTTTCACATAATTATTCTCCATTAGAAAAGGTGATCTACCTGCTTGTAGACCACCTATCTAATAATTCATCAAGTTCTTTAGTTTTTATATAAACCCAAAACAACTTTTTACTATTTGGATTCAATGCTGCTAATTTATATCTTATTCCGTTATCTCGTAAATAATTACGAAGTGGGAGAGAGTAGCAGGTGTAAACTTCTACATTCATATATTTGTACCTCTTAATTCAAAATTATTTTATATGTCTCTGTATGCCCAAACAATTTATCAAAACCATAAACCTTAACACAAGCCTTACTTCCTTTGCACAATTTGTCGCTATATGGATCAGAACCAATAAATGAAGGACTAATAAGCACTTCAGCATCACCAAGTATTCCCTCATGAGATGGAATTTCTTTTCCATTATGATAATGTCCAAGCAAAATCGTATCATAGAATTTCTTATGTAAAATGCTAATATCTCTTACTGCATTTTCAACATTCTTAATTTGATGACCATGCATGGCGATAATTTCATTACCTGGTACATATACTTCAATAAAATCATCACCTTCATTTGCCAAATGCACATTGATTCTTTCGTTATTGGCACATAAATCTTTAATATAATTCCCCATAAGATATTCTAAATCTTCATCAGCTAATTCTGATGCTTTTGCATTCAACACTCTAATCTGCGTATGATTAGCAGATGGCGTATGATAATATGAAATATTCACGTAAGCAGATAATTTATTAAGCATATGTGCAATCAATCGGCAAATCTCTACTGTAGCCTTTACAATAGAACTGTCATTAATTTTCAAATCACTTAATCTAAGTACACCTTGAATCAAATCGCCTAACGAAACAACTGTTAAAGTTGTAATATGTTTTTCCTGTATAAAATGAATTAATCTACAAGTAAGATATTCAAATCGTCTTTTTGTTTCCTCTGGTGAATATTCATTATTGATACTTTTATACATTGCACCATAATGAATATCCGCTAAACCAACAAGATAATTGATTTCATGATGAATATTATCTTCAATTGGTTGAAAATCTGGTAATGGTAAAGTCCGAGCTACATTTCCAACATATTCATAATACATTTCTTGTCGTGCCTCAGACCTATCAAGACGATTTCTTTCTACATTGCTTGTTTGTAATTTAATTCGTTCTCGTCTTAGTTCCTGAATTTTTACATCCAACTCACTATCAGAATTATTCTCTGTTTTATTTAATCCAGCCTTATACCTTTCATACTCACTTCTCATCTTGCCTCCAAATGGAGTAGAAGAGGACTTACGAATAGTGTCTGAGTTACAATTAATTCCATATTTATCCTTAATTTCTGACCAATCGTAGTCATTTTCACCATCAATTTTTGAATCAATATCTGTGATAATCTTGTCATATGTTTCAAGAGTTAGTCCATATTTTGAAAGTTCTTCTTTGAATTTTTCAATATTAAACAATCATTCACCAACTCTCTATTACTCTTTAGAACTTTCCTCTACAGGAAGTTCAAATGTAATTTTGAATCCAATCTGATCGAATGGGATTGCATCAATTACCTGCTGAGATAAATCTTCACCAGTTTCAGCATCTACAAGCTTTAAATCCTTTACGGAAATATTATCTAATTTAATTGTTTTTTTAGGAGCTGTAATTTTCTCCTCTGATTCAGTAATTTTTATCATCCTTTTTCTCCTTTTTCTCCAATATAATAGGAGAGCAGTACGCCCTCCTTAAATAATTTCATCTAAACTTGTTATATATCCATCTGCAACACCAAGTTCAATTGCCTCTTTTGCAGACAAGTACCAATCTGTAGAAAAGTGTTCTTCGAATACATCATTAGGGATCTTAGTTCTTGATAATACAAAATTACCAAGTTGTTCAATTTGTCGTTGGTAATTCAAAATAGCAGCGACAATATCATCATAACTACCATTAAATTGTCCAGCTCCTTTATGAATAAGGAATTCGGCAGTTGGAAATGTGTATCTCTTATGACAAGCAAGATATATAAAACATCCACTTGATGCAGCCATACCTACATTTATTCCAACTACAGGAGTTTCACTAAGCTGAATTGTATCTACGAGACAGTTATTTACTTCTAAATCACCACCCGGACTGAAGAATATAACCTTGATTGGATTTCGAGATCCTTTTGGTATATTTTTCTGTTTATCTTCAAAATTCCATTGCATAATCATTTTTGCATATTCCAATGTCATTGTTGTTATTTCATCATCAATCCAAAGAATTCTATTTTCATAATTCTTATAAAATTGTAATAATGATGGATCTGGTAACTGTAAATTCTCTGCATTCTGTGGAATAGCAATATCTAAATATGCAGTTTCTGATTTCTTTTTATTCATAGGCATTTTGCCTCGTTCTTTCATAATATTTCTCTATAATGAGATTTTTGTACCTTTATTCACTGCAACAACCTTTGTAGATTTTAAACAATCAGAAATAGCTTCCTCTAAATCGTGTTTAAATTCAATTTTATTAGAGTCGCCATGAACAAGAAATATTTTTTCACAATTTATACCTTTATAATAGTTAATCAAATCATTTCTCTGCATATGAGAACTGAAAGAGTGCAAATCGTACACTTGACATTTATTTTTATAGGGTTTTCCATTAATACTAATGGTTTTATGTTCTTTTTCATGTTTAATTTTCCATGCTAAAGTATTTTCACCTGCATATCCTATAAATAAAATACAATCAGATTCTCTTGGCAATATACTTTGAACCCATTTTACGCTGCGCCCTGCGGTCAACATCCCTGAACTACTAAGAATAACTTTTGCTCCTTTATCAACAATAGCAACTTTACTATCCTCTGGTGTAATAATTCTTTTGATATTTTTCCAAGACATCATCTCGTTAAATAATTCTTTTTTATCACCTTCAAGAATAGAAGAGTAGCAGTCCAACAATCTATTTGCCAATGGACTATCAATTAAAATTGGTACTTTGAAATTTTCATCTTTTCCAAATAGGGAATATAAAATCCATAAGATATATGGAGTTCTGTCAAGTGAAAATGACGGGATAAGAACACGACTATGATTATCAACACAATATTGCTCTATAACAGATTTGATTTTTTCTATATCTTTTTTATATGTTTCTTTTGTACATTGTCTGTCTTTTCCACAATAGGTACATTCCATAATTGCGATATTTGTGGATGATACAGGCTTAAAATCTTCTACAAATATTCTTGTGTCCTGTGTGACAATATTACCGAGATCGCTTGAAAACAGAATTTTTCTAGTATGTGAACCTCCGTTTATGTATACTTCACATTGTTTTGATAAAAGAATATGTCCTGCATCAGTATATCTAATAGCAAGTTCATTAGATAAATTTATTATCTTATCAGAATCAATCTCTTGAACAAATTCGAGTGCTTTATATACAATATCTTCAGTATAAAATGGCTCATAATTTCTTTCATTTTTAAGATTTATTATTTCAATATCTCTGCAATTAATATACGAAGAATCAAGCCACATTTCTTTTAAGATAGAAGTTGAACCTTTAGGAACAATTATTTTTGCATTACATTTCCCACGAGTATATAACGTTGGAATCATAGCTATATGATCTGCGTGAAGATGTCCAACAATAATAAATTCGACTTCTTGTGGTCTTACTTTTTGAATATATTTCATATTAGCTCTGTAATTTTCAAGTACAGTATGATTACCTTGAATCATTCCACACTCAAAAAGATAACAATGTTCAGAAGTTTTTATTCGAGTACAACTACCAGTAACACCTTCAGCATTTCCTCCAATAATTTCTACTTTTACTTCATGTTTTTTATTTCCGATGGTTTAGACACCACCTTCCTCATATATTTCGTCTATTTGACGATTTTACTTTTTCTAAGTTCCTCTAAATCCTTTAATGCACTTTTGTCTTCAGTCAGGTAATATTTAGGATGCTTACTATAAGAATGATGTAACATTCCGCTAAACTTATCAAATGTATAACCTAACTGTTCTAATTCATGTGCTTCATTTTTTGTGATTAAAACTATTTTAATTCATTCCTTTCTTTCATGTAATTTTCCTGCCGAATAGCAGAAGAAAAGCTCTCTGGCAGCTTCGAACTGCCGTTTACTGATTACAAGTCAGTTGTACTAAACCAAACTATACGAAAAGAGCAAATAAAAAATCCCATACCGAAGTATGAGATCCTTACTTAATATGAGCTGAGATATTTGACTCAATACACTACCATCTATTGCGGTTGGACACAATTTATCACACTGTCGATTAGACAGTAGGTAGCAACAACACCAATTTTGCGAAAATTGGCAAACTCTTACCACAAAGCATTATAGATTTCCTTTTATCACATCGTCTCTTGCGGAGTTCTCAGATTGCAGTCTGATACGGTTGCAATTACTTGTATTTTCTCACATAGCACCTTGCGAGTGTTATATGTGTCCATATTACAGGACAATAAGTTGTTTTTCTCTTTGCGGTCATACACACTTTTGCTGTATATTATATAAATTTTTAAGAATTTGATTTACCAAAAGTCTGTACTTACAAATAGATGATGAGGTGTATATTTGACCATCAGTACCTTTTGAGTACCACCCAATCATCACCATCCTGTCTTCCTTGCTATCGGAATCCTTTATTACAAAACACCTGTCTTTCGACTTAAGATATTTATATAATAATTTAAACAGCACTAATTCTTGCGGAACTCGTACCATTTAGACATGGATTATCCCCACATTTCTGTGTTAATACAGTACCTATCTCAAGATACCTACCCAACCATATTCGCCAACAGTCGTCCTTGAATAGAAGGTTAGGCATAAATCCTATGTGTTTTCCGTCAAGCTGTATTGCTACAGTCGCAGCTTTGTAATACGACAAAACCACTTTATACATGTCACCATGCTTATCTTAGAATTTTTCATCCTCTGATCCGAAACCGACCAGTTCCCATATGAAATGGGAGAGTTGCTGAAGCACAGGAGTCGAACCTGCTATTACATGGTTATGAGCCATGTGTGATAATCCGTTTCACTCGCCAGCAATAATATATTTGAGAATAATCGGCAACCATACTACAAGAACTGTAGCACAGTCACCGACTCATATAAGAAGAGAAGAGGAGTACAATATGAATATGTACCAATCTTAGAAATGATTTTTAGAATTGTTCTGTTTGAAAACGCCTCGACTCAGGGCGACCATAAAGGTTAGAGTCTCTATATCTTCCACAGAATGTATATGGTACAGTTTCGCTTGCTGTACTTAACTGGTTTGGCACACCATATACAAGTTTTTCACATAGCATCACAGCAATGATTTATAGCTATGTGTTAGACGAAATATTATAATGTCTCTCGACAATTATATATTCTCTGTTTTATCAGCCAAGAAAAGCTGATTTCATTGTTTTAGCCTTTCGGCATAGCCCTCAATTAAGAGGGCTTAATATTTTTTATAAAACGATCGTTGCTTGCTTATATTCCGCATTTGCATATAAAGCGGAGAGGTACTAAAATAAAAAAATCCTTTCTCCTCATTATACAACTTAACAAAGTTGTTAAAAATGCACTAAAATCAATGGCTTTACGACATGAAAATTGTCTAGGTGTCCCTAAAAAACACTGTTTTTGAACAAAATTAACAATTTTCCGAGAAACATTTTAGCAAATTTGCACTATTAATATCATATAATGCCTTAATTAAAATAGATTTTCTTTTTTTGATTTTTGATTTTAACTTGTATTGATTTTGTTTTTGAGAAATAGAAACACAGAAAGCTCTATCAATCAACCAACTAAATAATCCAATATAATTCTTAGATATATAAACCTTTTTTATATCTTGAATCATATTATCAAAATCCATTTTTAAAAGAAAATAAGAATCTTCATTTTCAGAACTAATAATAGAATAATATTTATTCATATACATTTCTATTATTTCTTCAACTTTTTTACATGTTTTCCTGTTCTTTTCTATTTCAAATTTCTTGAAAAAATATTGGATTGGAATAGTAGATTCATTTGACCTAAATTGGTCGAGTTTTAGATTATAAAGATAATTCATAGGACAGATAAGATTATAGTTAATATTCTTTTCCTTAAAATCCCGTCTTATAATTTTCCAAAAGGCAGGGTATCTATTATTTTCAACATCCATATCTTTTTTTATACGTCTTATTTCTGCACCTACATCGACATCGAATAAGCGTTTTGCACTGTCGATTGCAATCTGGGCGAGGATACTTAAGACGCATACATAATCTTTATATTTTTGATCGGCAAACGTACAATCATATGTTTGAGCCAACTGCGCAAGATTACTTGATTCTCCTATATCTAACTGAGACGCAGCAAGTTTGTTGTCTAACTTTGCAAAATCTTCCATAGTATTATCATAAATGTTAGAATCCTTCGGAATATTATTCACGATAGTAGGATAGAGTAGTTGACATTTTCTTGCATGTTCCACTATATCAGGTTGATTTGTAGTATACAGACTATCGGAATCTTGATCTGATCCGTTGTTTTTATCTTGAAAATCTGTACCATTCATATTTATGGCAATAATCTGATCACAAAAATTAAAATATCTTTCAAATCTGTCATCATATACGTTATGTAAATATCCAAGATTATACTTTCCATTAAACGGACTTCTAAATTCAGCAAGATATTCATTATCATCAAACCTAGTTGTATAGCATTGGGTTGCTAAGTCTTCTACAAAAAAAGTATCATCTTTATCAACATCAGCTGGTACACCAGTTGCTCCATATAACAGCATTGCATATGGTGAACCAACAATTACCAAATTATCAGCATTTTGAATGACCTTACCACTTTTAAAATTTAAAACATATGTCATAATAATTGCTTTTTTACGCTCCCTAAAATAAGAACTTCTAAGAAAATCTCGATTCTGTTCACATAGGGCAATTAAAGCCTCATAATCATTTGAAAAGTTTATATTTTTTCTTAAATATTCAAGAAAGAAATCATCATCAGTCTTTAATTTATTGATATACTCGACACTTTCTTTACATATATTCTCCATAATATTAATATCAAGAGAGTTTACCATCTGATAACTCATTCTTTGAACATTACCAAGTTTGCTCGGATGTGCAGTTTTAACAACCCCAAACATGCAATCATTCTCATAAACTTTATTACGCCAATAATCATAAGATACATTATATTTAATCCATTTCATTGCATTATCAGTAGTAATAAGTTCTATATCTTTTACATAATGTTCGTTTCCCCACATATCTTTTACAGTAGCAGAGTAGTAGTCATTACCAAAATAATCACGGAAAAATAATTGAATATTACTGCAAAATGCAGCCATCTTACAAAAATGATGTCTTAGGAGAATATAACCATGACCCCATGATGGGAAGATTGAAGAATCAATAAGAGCTTGTCCATCAAACATTGTATTTTTTAATTTGTAATCATTAATAAGTTTTGCTATACAGTGTTTATTATTGTCTGTTTCAACTGATATAACTTTTGTATCAAAATATCTATCTACATCTTTCAGAATAAGGATATTTTTTGGATTGATTTTTACCCTTCCAACAATACCACTACAAATAAGAGAAGAGTAAGCACTTATTCCAACAATGTCTGCATTATGTTTTGGTAGTTTTATACCCATCCTTAAAAAATTAATTGCTCTATTATATAGTTTATCTCGGATAAACATACAAGTTCCCTTTTTTGCTTTACCAGGACTTCTATATAACATTTTATAGTGAATAATTTCTACCTTGACTATTTCTCCATTTTTCTTTCTAGTAATATATTCGACATTAACACCATTATTATAAAATTCTTTTCGAATATCATCAGCAGATAAAGAGAAATATTCTGTTTTATGTTCAACAGCAAAATTATATAAACTCATAATCTTTCTTTTTTTATTAGTTTGAGCTTCTATGAGTTTCTTACTACCAGAGCTAATTGCTTTCTTATAATCTATACGAGCATTTTTAGCTATTTTTTGAATATGTTTAATTTCATCTTCATAAGATCTTGTACCAAAATTAAATTCTAAACAAATTATATCTCTTGTAGTTTCTTCTTTCCAAGTTTTTAACCCATTTTCACATATAAAATCTTTAAATAAGCTATTAACAAACATTGCATCTTTGTAATCGTAATGATCACGTAACCCCTTATTGTATTCATAAAGCGTAGCAGCTTCAATGTTTTTTATCTTAATTCCATATTCACTCATTTATTTTAACATCACCTCTTTTATAAATTCTCTCTTAAGAGTCTTCTCTTAAATCATAATCATCCATTTCTTTATACGTAAATCCAAGCCAACTAATAAGTTGGTCGGCATCTAAGCAATCAACGCAGTCCTCATGTAAATATTCACCGTTTTCATTATCAAGGTAACGTTCGCCATTATATATACCTTCTTCGCAAATGAAACATTTTATTTTTGTCTTAGGTGGAATATAATTAGGACATTTATAATTACATGGATATTTATTACATATTTCACACATAGACTATTCCTTTAATAGCGAACCAAGTTGTAAACATCTTTTTACATGTTCATATTTCTGAATATAAATATAACCAACATAATTAACCATAAGTCCATTAATATAATCTGTAATATCTTTATCTATATAACGTTTGGTTGAAAAAAATATTAAATTTTCTATATCTAAAATGATATTGGTTTTCGCATTGGAATTTTTTAAAAGTTTTAATTCTACATTATATCTACCGACATCTTCCTTTTTCTTATAAGCAATAATCGAATAATCATTTTTCAAATTAACAATTAAAAACGATTCATTATACATCTAACCATACCTCCCAATATCCATCACAGTATCTTGTTTTTAAAGTGTCATAATGAAATTTTAAAAGATCGGTTATCTGATATATGTAATACACATAATCAATTTGTCCACTCCTAATATTTGATAAAATATCATTTATAAAAGAACAATATTCCTGATAATTAGTTGTTCCATAATATTCCCCTTTTGTTTCCGTATTCCACATACCAGTATCTTTAGAATAGAGTCCACCCATTTTTTTTACTCCTTTTTTAAAAGGAGTAATGAATAATTTCCTTAATTCAAATTCTTCTTGCCATTTTTTATCAGTTAAATTCTGGCTAGGTCTACCATTTTCATTTGATATTACTTTTAGTTCTCTTAATTCATCGAGTGTCATATTTTTATATTTCTCCTTAAAGTTTTCTTTTTTTATTAGGGAATCAAAAAAAACATTTGAATCCTTATATTTATTTATTCTCTTTTTATTTGGTAAAGAAGTAGAAAAGTCTTCAATATCAATCTCACCTGCATATGTATTATGTTTTGTTGTTATAATTGTTGTTTCTTTCATATTTCTTATTTGTAGCTCCTTTAATTGTTATTTTATTTTTTCATTGCATTGCTCCTTTGAGTGCTGCGTTAATTGGTTACATATGTATATTCTCTTTTATTTACAACTTATTGCCGTTTTTGATTTCTCCAAATGAATCTACATTATAGATTTCAAGCATCTTAGTAATAGCCCATTCAATTTCTTGGTCACAACCTTCTTTATTAAGGACATATATATTTGGAACATTTTGTGGTGGCTTTTTTGGATCAGGTTGGACGCTACCAACTTCTTTCTTAACGAGAAGTGGTTTTTTGTTGTCAATAGAAGATGTGAGATATTGAATACATTGATTAATTGTATCCTTAGACATAGAAAGTTCTTTTGACATAGATTCTATACTTCGCCAAAAAGCTTCTGGTTTAGTTTCAGGGTTCGTCATAGTTTCATTACCATTTTTATCTCTTTGTCGCACATAAATATATGAATTTATATATAGGAATGCCATTAATATATTCTCTTTATTAATACTAGATTCGTTCATCATAATAAAATCAAGCTGAGAAGATGTGATTTTTGAAAATTTATCAGCAGCATCAAAATTTTCAGGAATGATTTTAATTTCAATTCCAGTATCATATCCAAGTGTATCAAGATCCTGTTGAACTTCAATCATTTTATTGTTAATCATATATTCCAGTACATCGAGAATTTCTTGAAATGCTTTTGGTTTATGTTTGGTTGTTTTATAGCCATAGAATTCCATTACTTTACGAATAGTAATCCAGCTATAGTCTTCATACGATCTGTATTTATCTATAAGTATGTATGTGATATAAAATTTTCTACTAACTCTGTATTTGGTTTTAATATTCCCTTGAATATAATCATTAGGGAAACGAGTAAAGTATTCTGTTTTCTGTTTCAAAAAAATCCTCCTTTATATATGATATTTAATTATTTTCTGTTGTGGATTAAATAAATAATAGAAGTGTCTTGACGAGCGTTCAGCAAACTACACTTTTATGTATGTCTAATTTTGAAATATGAGAATTTTGACTACACTTTTATGTAGGTCAACTGAACTGAAAAAAGATATATAACTTATTTAATAAGACAGACTATTCGTAATTTATTCGCTACGCTCATAAATTACTCTTTAAATTTTGGTTGATTATTATTGGTTGGTCTATTTAATTATTCTCCATCTGGATTACCATTCTGTTCCAAATCAACATACTTCTCTTTAAAAATATCCTCTACAAAAAATACTGGCAGCTTATTATGATATTTTTCATATAACTCTTCGTCAGTGATAAGAGAGTAATATTTGCCTATTGATGTATCTATTATTCTTGTATAATCTTTCACAATAGAATTAGTATCTTTGAATCTATCACCTATCTTTCCACAAATGGTACAATAGCTATATAGTCCTGTTTTAATATAACTTTTTCCTGCAAACATAAGATTGTATTGAATCAGACATTCTTCATATTGATGTTTATGCTTGGATTTCTTCTTGGATTTAGATACATTACTTTCTTTTTGTTTAAGATATTTAGGTATCTCTGATTTATATTTGTTCATTTGTTTTATTCCTTTCTATATTAATATTTATATATTCTCTATTGAATTTTTATTTTTGCGTATTTTTTATAGGTAGTAGTGAGATATATGAAGGATTTATTGTGTGGTTTTAATGCACCCCCATAGGTATGAGATCAAATTGAAGAAAATGAGGGTAATTTTCGATTTTAGGTTATCAGGTATGCAATTTATCATTGAAGTGATTTTGATTGAAATTTTGGTTCATTTCGTACGATTTTGTTTAAGGGTTGGGTATTTGGAATGCTGCAGATAATAATATCTCTCCACCTAACTATGAGACAAGAATGGTTATTGTAACCATAGTGAGTTGAGTGTAATTGATTAAAAATTGTTATCGGTAAAAACGCTTATAAATAAGTAAGATTTTGGATTAGTAAGTGATTTTTTGGTGAGATGAGTGTTTGATTTTTTAGGTTGTAAGGTGGTTGAAATGCCTGATTTTAATGGGGTTTGACGATATGAGGTGCGATAAGGGATTTTAGTGATGGGATTTGGGATTTTGCTTAATTTGTTGGGGATTTTTGAGTTAGTGTGTGGATGAATCAGCTATATGGCTGCCTGCATTTTTAAGGCGATCGGTTAGTTTTAACTACCCCCAGTTAGACATATAAAACATACTCTAATAGTAGACTATTAGTATATATTTATCTATTAAGAAATAAAGCTGGATAAAATATATTTATACATATATTTATATTAGTTATCGTTTTTATTTTCCATTTTAATATTATATCTTTATAAATTTATAAAAAAAATTCTAAAAAAAGTATTGACATAATCCTAAAAAGGGTATACAATGGCAATATGAAAAGAGGTTCTTCTTTTCAGTATGAAACTAAATAAAAAAATCTAGTCCACTAGATTTTATCACAAAAAATCTAGTCACTAGAAAAAATTAAAAACAAGGAGGTTGTTATTATGAATAACACAAAAAATCAGGAAACAAAAACACCAGCAAGCAAGGAGGAAAAAAACATGAAAAACAATAGTATTATTGACGTTGTTGTGAATGGCATGACAGCCACTGAAGCATTGAATGAGGTCAATGCAAGACTTGAAACAGTAGAAAAAAGTGTATTTAATATTGCACTTTTAACATCATATGGATGCGGTATAAAAATTCCAGCATATACAGATAATAAAGGCATAGAACATGCTGAAGCATGTTGTGAAAAGCCTATGAAACAGAAGGATTTTATTACACTTGTAAATCGTTCTAGTAAAACCATCTCACGTTGGAAAATAGCCATGGATTTAATTATTGAAAAAAATCGTTTTAATGATTTTGCCACGGGTTTATATCCATTTTCTTATGATAAAATAATTGCTATCTTCAGGAATGAAAAGGCGTTCGAGGGTACAATTTTATCTGACCTTATGAAAATGTCGGCAAAATCTCTCGAAACAGTAGCGGAAGAATACAACAAAAAATCTGAAGGAAAAACTTCAGAGGGGAAAAAAGCTGAAGTTAAGACTGAAAAGGCTGAAGCTAAAAATGAAACTGAAGCACCAGTCAAAGAAGATTCTGAAGGAGGTTCTGAAATTGCAACCCTTATATATAATGGCAAGGAATACAAGGTTAATAAAGTTGTATTTGAAAAATGGCTTGCGGAAAATATGATTGCGGATTAATTTCTACACTAACTACACAATAAAAGGGCGGACTTTCACCGCCCTTTTTGTAATGTCATCCGGGTATTGTTACCCGGATTTTTTAATGCTTTATAGTTTAGTGACTAAACAAAAATAATCAATAATCAAAATTGTTTAGCGACTAAACCATAAAACAATATAAACAACTGGAGGTGCGAAAATATGAACAATTTTGAAAAAACAGAAGAATGGAATGTGCGTTTTGAAGAAAACATTATTCACGCAATAGGGTACGAAAAAAGAGGGATTTTTGGTGTACCAGTTGCCGAAATACGCAATAATCAATATATTTCAGTAGATGTTATTGCGATTGAAAGAGGATATGTTAATTTGCATAATTCATATTCTAGTGTCACAATGCCTAATTTTGAGGAAAGAAAAATTCTTGAAAAATTAGGTTGCATAATTACACCTGCTGGATTTGTAACCATTAAAGAATAGGAGGTTTTGCATTATGAATAATATTTCAGTTTGCAAAAATCCCCACGAATACATCTGGGGACAGCACATACCACTTAATGCATGGTACGGTTGCGATTCTGTCGGTTGGTGGTTTTGTACGGTTCACGGCGAGCCTGAAAATGACAACGAATTAGAGTTGAGACGTTTTAATGGTTCACGTTGGATTAAAGTGCGTGAAAATTCAGAAACTACACACAATATCTGCCAGTGGGCTACAACTATGCGTTTATGGTGGACAAAATGCCATTGGTTTAAAGAAGAAGATGCACAAAAAAGTCTAGTGACTAGACATGAGCGTCATATAAATGGCTTAAAAAACATGATGAAACATTCAAGAAAACATAAGTCGGGCGGTTCGGGTATTAGGCTTGATAAAGAAAACTTTCGTGCAAATAAGACATTTACGGATTATGAGTGTCGCAATGTTACAATGCACGATTTTCAAAGATATTACATTTAGGAGGAAATATTATGAGAAGAAATAATATCACAGCTACAGCTATGCATTTAACAAGTTCCAAAATGCGTGATTTTGCAAGTAAAATTAATGCAGGAAATATGGGTATTTTAGGCAAAATAAATTTACCCTCTTATATCCATGTTATGCAATACATAGAGGACGTAACAGAAGAGGTGCGTAATGTAACTTGCATTGATTTTGGTTGTCCAGTACAACTATCAGTATGTTTTTATAGGTAAAGGAGGATTACTTATGACAATGTCAGAATTTATGCAGAATTGCACCGCTTGCGGTGGTAATTGGGGAGCTATGCTTTTATCTGGAATTAAGCGTGTTTTCCCAGATAAATATAAAAAGGTAGAAGAACACTACAACTCTATGGACTTCTCACACGGAGGAATTAAACCATTTGTATATCTGTGCGATTGGCTCAATGAAAATGGAATTGTAGAAGATTAAGGAGGGAACAACTATGCTTAATATGGACGAAATTTGTCACGAAATTTATAGAGATTATAGAGGTAAAAATACCTATACAGAAATTGACGAAAATATTCTTACTTTCATTTTTACTCTTTATACTACAACAGAAATTGATTATGAAGAAATAAAAGCCTTATGGATTGAATGGCTCACAAAAGGCACTTTATCTGTAAGCACACAAATTCAGAATGCAAGAAAAAGAAATAAAAAAATACCTACGTCTGTTTTAAAAACCGTAGAGAAATTCAAACAAATTGATAGTATTATAATAAATAGTAATTATAAAGATGCAACTGAACATCCTCTATGGTCAGAATGGGAAAAATATTATTATTCTCTAGTTGAACAAGGATGGGGATATCTAATTTAAAAACAAAGGCAGATTAAAATCTGCCTTCCGTCTTACGGTGTAAGTCCGTAACCGATGAGCAGAAGCGAAACGGAAATTGAAAGGAGGTTGTTTTTATGGTAACATTGTAGATAGGTACAGTGTGCCTAAAAATTAAAGGAGGGCATTATATATGTCTAAAATTGTACAAAAAGTTCCCGATGAAGTCAAAAGGCAAAGCATAGAAACTTTAAAAGTTCGCAAGGAAACATTAGAATATCTGCGTCAAAATGGATTCAAGACCATTAATGATGTAGTAAAAAGGCAAATGGAAATTCCTAGTGAGTATAGAGGTAATATCTACGCATATTTGTTTTTTGGGATGGAAGATTAAAGGGAAGTCTAGTGACTAGATTTAAAAATTATATTTCTTTAATATATCTAGTCACTAGATAAAGATTTTTACAAAAGCGAAATTATATGCTAATATAGGAGGTGAATAACATTGGAGGCATATAATATGAAAATAAATTATAGCAAATTATTTATAAAGTTAAAAGCAAATAATTTAACTCAAAAAGAATTTAAAGCAAGGGCAAATATTAGTGGTGGTACTATGCAAAAATTGATTAATAACGATTCTATAACTACTAACACCATTTGTCGTATTTGTGACTACTTCCGTTGTATGCCTGATGAGATAATAGAGTTCATACCCGAAGAAAATTATCCAGAAGATATAAAGGCAAAACAACAGGCAAAGCAAGCCATAGAAGCTCAAATTGCCGAACTTCAAGCAAAGCTAAAACAAATAAAATAATCCAATAAACGCTACTTACAAGCGTATATTAAATATGTAAGGTGGAGTTATCCACGAACGAAAGGAAATTATGTTAAAATTAAAGTATGCCGATTATCCAGGCACATACCATGGCTTCACTCTTAAAAATGGGTTTTGGTATGGAACAAATACCGAAACTCAAAATCCCATTGCAACATCAGGATGGGAATGTGATGGCTACGTAGCCATTTACGAATTAATAGACGGAAAATGGCAGATGTTCTGGTATGATATAACAGAAGAAAAAATGTTTGATATTTCAAACATTCCAGAATATTCAGTAGAAGGCAAAATGTCTTTTACTGAATGGCTAGAAACAGAGCTAGGCATCGAATGGGACGAATTCGATGAATATTATGATGGAACAGAAGAGTACCGCCAATATAATAGATATCTATATGACGGACTTCCAAATTTTGTCATAAATAATTTATAAAATAATCATAAAAGCATCTTGCACAATGCAGGGTGCTATTTTTATGCCTAAAAATAAGGAGAAAACGCAAAATGAAACCATATCTAAAATATGGCGATTGGTATATACCGAATTGCCCAATTAAATTCCCAGCAGAAACTGAAGCGTGGGAATACATAAATATAAATGGAGAATATTAAGGAGGATAACAATGAACACAAAAGCAAAAAAACTAAAGCAAAAAATAATGGGAGCAGGATTAATTATAATATCAATTCTTGCACCTATTATATTAGATGGAGATGCGACTTTAAGTATCTTATTATTTCCTTTGGGAATATATATGTTAATTACAAAAGAAAGGATGGTAGAAGAATAATGTATATAACTTACGAAGAACCGTTAAAAGGTAAAACATTTACAGAAAAGCAGATGCATGAAGTATATAGAGATATGGCAGACAAAACAGAATATCCTGACTTTGAATGTTGGAAAACAGATATGCTCAAGTCAGGTGTATTTCAGAGAGTTTAGTGACTAAACGGCAAGTGAAAACAAGCCGTTATTTTTATGCAAAAAATTAAAGAATATAAGGAGGCACAGATATGTGTAAGAGAGTTTATTTAACAGCAAAAGAGGCAGAAAAGGAAATGCAGGAATCACGGAACGTAGATGGTTTTACAGGGAAAATGGAAACTGATTATATTTCCAGAATGATTAAGGATGCAAAAAGAAATAGCATGGTTGGAGATAAACTTCAGCTTGTAGTTGATCCAATGTACATTCATATTCCTGAATGGCAAAGAAGATTAAGTCTCGCAAGAGCTTATGTAATAGGTAATTCCTATAATAAATATAAATGGGACGTGCCAAAGGTATTATTCCATAAAGGTAAATTATGGGTAATTGACGGACAACATAGAATTTATGGAGCATTTAAAGCAAAAATGGATTCGGTTGTTGTTGAGATTATGGAATGTTCGATAGAAGAAGCGATTGAATTATTCATTAATCAGTCACAGGATAGACGCAAAATGCAGCCAATGGATATTTATAAAGCTGCTATTGCAGGACACAAGGAAGATTATATGAAATTACAGGAAATTTGCCATAAGAATAATGTAGCAGTAAAGGGAGATGAAGATATAACAAATACTGTTGGAACTCTTACGTCAATTTCAGATGGTATTCATCTTGTACAGACAAATACAAATCTTCTTGATTCTATGCTGAAATTGCTTGGAAATCTCGGATGGAATGGTTACGCAGATTCTTATAACGGAAAGGCATATACAGCAAAGATTATTCGTGCATTAAAGGCATTATATGCTTATACGGATGGTCGGACAGATGAAATGGAAGAAGCACTTATTAAGCATTGTAAAGGAACAGAGTTCTTTGTGACAAATATCATAGATAAGACACAGGCACAGATTTTCGATTATTTATCCGAAGTTGTTCGTTACGAAATGGAAAGTCCGTTTACAGAAAAGAAGAAAACAACTAAGAAATCTTCAATGACAAAGGCAATTTAGGAGAATAACTAATTAGAAAGTGAGAGTGAATAATATGAAATATCAGTAAAATGAAAGCTGAACTATCGGGCTATACGGGTGCATTATAATAAGGAAAGGATTGATATTATGAAATGGATAGAAATTTTACAGAAAGATAATTATGCTCTTTTGCAAAGCGAAAATGATACGCAGTATGCAGTTGTGAGTGGTTATGATCCAACGCAACCTGAAGACCAGCAGTGGTCAAGTGGCACATATTTTGAGTATTGGGATGCCACAAGTTACAAAATAATAATGTTGCAAACAGCATTAGATTGTTTCAGGAGCAGAACAGAAAGTGACTATATTCCACGTTGCAGGCTTGAAGAACTTGCAACGCAGTTTAAAGATGGACTTATTGAAGACGACAGAGATTCAGCCCTTGAATACTTTGATGAGTGTTGTGAAATGACAGAAGAAGAGAAATCTTTCTTTGACATTGAAGAAGATTCACCTATTGCAAATACTAAATTTGAGAACCCTATGTATAACAAGGGATATGATGATGGATTTGCAGATGGCACAAATAGTATAGAAGAGTAAATAGATATTTCAAAAGGAGGAACAGATTATGAAATTAGTATATAAAGACACAGAAAAAGAAGTACAGGAGGGAGATATTCTTACAGATTTTCGTGGTGATAAGGCAATTGCTCATTATTGGAAAGAGCCTACCCACGGTGAAGGCAAAATTTCTGTAATAGAAGATCCAAATGGCATAATGAGTTGCAGAGAATATTATGTTTCTGTTTTTGGATTAAAGTGGGTAGAGTAAATGGATATTTCTTATAGAAAAGGAGCAATAGTATGTTAAGAAAATTAGTTGGTCGTAGATATGCAAATTTAGAGTTGCTTAAAAATGATATTGAATTACTGACAAAGCGAAATGTTGAGTCAATTATGGAGTCCGAATCAGACAGATTAGAAGAATGTGATTTTATGATTGATTTTTGCTTTGAAGATAATGAATGGGACATTGATACAATTTATTATCTCAAAGATAACGCAGGTCAGTATTACATTACAGAAGTGTAGTAAATGCGTGTTCATTAGATTAGAAAGGTAGGTAAGAAATATATGAATGAAATGCAGATTTGGGAAGTAAACGGAATTGATGATTTAGAAGGCATTTGCTTTGCACAGTGTTCTACTAAAGAGAAGGCAGAAAAAGCGATGCGAATTCTTGAAGAAAACGGCTTTGAAGATATGCTTGTGGTTAAACAGAGTAATTTAAGATTAGACCAGTTACTGGTTGAAGATAAATTAATTCAACTGTAAAAAATGAGTGTTTCATTTAAAGAAAGGAAGAAAAATAGCCATGACAGAAATGAATAAAGAAATGCAGAAGTGTTTTGATAAAATGAGCGATAAACAGAAAATTAGAATGTTTTATGAGCTTACAAAGTATATGCACGAGAACATGGAATACGGAGAAGATGAAGACATGAACAATCTCATCGAAGATATTGCTAATGTTAAAAATGATATTGAGAATTTGTAAATACATGTTTCTTATGGATTTTAAGGAAGGTAAATGGTGATTAAAAATGGATGAAAATATTGTATTAGACAGAGTCACAAATGAAAATAAAAGTGAATGTTGCGATTTTGTGGCGTGTAATAACTGCGGAAGAGCAATGCTGATAAATCACGGAGAAGACGCTTGCCCTGAATGTGACTGTAAGGGAACTTTATCATGGATGGAAGAAGATTTTGAGGAAATCAATTATGATAATGCACCAGATGTATTAGCAGGAATGGGATATACATTATGCGATATAGAGTAAAGAAATTCGCATTTCATTAAAAGATTGGAGGAAAAAGATGACAGTAGATATTACATGGGCAAAAGACAAGAAAGATATTACAACTCATAATACACAGACAAAATCATTCAATTCAGAAGAACAGGCTATTGAATGGATTAGAAGAAACGCAAAACACATTGTATCAATAAATCATCGTGGATTTTTTATGAGTGAACAGATTTCTCATTTTGACATTATGGATTGTTTGATAAATGGATATTAAATCGCATTTCTTTAGAAAGGATAATATATTAATGAAAAAATGGATAACGAAGCAATCTAGTGCTTTTGTACTTGGATTTTTAGACAAATTAAAAGAATTTAGGTCTACGCCAGATAATGTAGTTGAAGCATTGAATATTGTAACAAAATATATTACTAATAAATATTGGCATTGAAACTAAGCTTTCTTAGGAAGGAGTGAAGAGAAATGACAAAAACAGGATGGTGGAGTGTTGATTTTGATATAACACTTGAAGGTGAAACAGTTAGATTTGATGATTTAGACGAGTGTTCACAGGAGCATATTTTACGGAAAATATCAGAAGGATATACAAATGGAGAAGTTGTTGAGGAAGATGATGATTAAATTTAGCAACTAAACAGAATAACGCAAACGCAAAGGCAGTTAGGAGAATAAATACCTAGCTGCCTATTTTATTACAAGAAAGTGAGGAAACGAATTATGAAACTTAAAACAGAATGGAACGATGTTGAAAAAACAACAAAAGAGTTATTACGGATTTTTAATATGTGGCGTATATCAAACTTGAAGATTACAAAAGGAAGAGAAAACACTTTAGAAAATACGTTTGGATTTCCTTATACATCTTCAAGTGAATACGCAGCTATCTGGAATTGTCAGGCAGAAGCACATTATAAATGGTTAGAAGAATGGAAATTTGAAGGACTTGCAGTAAGCGAAGATAATGATGCAGTTGTGGTATTTGAACATGAAGATACAGGTAAGTTTGACAGAATGTATATAGTTATTGGAAAGGTGTGTGATTAATATGAGAGAAATTAAAGTTCAATTATACAGAGGTGAAGATGATAATTATGTCGAGCTTTGGAAAACAGTTGAAAAAATTAAAGGAAAGCATAGATATTACGGAAGATATACATATGGAAATGAAGGAACTTGGTATTCAGTATGTGATCCGCTTGGCTACTGTGAGTTAAATACACCAATGGCAGATGATGTAATGTTTATCTGCTGTGATGAAAAAGGAAATGAAGTAACCAGATATTCAAATGCGGATGGAAACAAACTTCCAAAATTTGAAACGGTAATCAAAAGAGAATGGAACAAGGTAAAGGAAAAGCTTCAGCATAATACGGAAGACTTGACTAAGAATTTTTGGGCTAACTGTTGGAACGGAGATACCACAATGAAAATAAATCAGTGGTTGTTATCTTATAAAGATCCAGACTTATATCCTGAAAAGGCGAACGATTATGACGAAAATTGGACAGGATGTTGGGCAGAAAAGGAAATTGGATATGAACCTATTCCAGATACAGAATTTGAGTATTTAGGTCATAAATATCAGTTCACGAAGGTAAAACATAAACATGAGTATTGTGGTGTTGAGTGGTACGAGTTTGTATGTACTGATTCACCTTATGTAATGCAGGATACGCCTTGGGTGAAAGATAGAACATGGATTCAGTCTTATATGTATCTTGGAAATTGGTTTGATGATAAGACTTATGGAACAATGTATGACCAAAGAACAGCAAGAGAAAGGGTAGTTGCAGCACTTATTAAAAAGTTTCCTATGAAAGAGAAATGGGACAAGTTACTTTATGTAAAGAAGAGAACAGGAAATGAAATTTATAAATGTGATTGTTGCTATGAAAAGTCATATTCCGATATGGCAGATGTTCTTATTAACAGAAATTATCACAGAAAAGATGTTGATTATCTTTGTAAGTTTATCAACAAGGAAACAAAAGGAATCGTATTTGCAAGCAATAGAGGTAACAAGTACACAATCAGACAGGCTTATCCAGATATTTATGATTACGATAATTGTCTGATATAAGAATTGAGGTGATTGATATGCAAATTCTTGATAAAGCAATTACACCAGATGGAATAGAAATCGAGTTGCATGATTTAAGTGGCAAACACAAATTGCCAGACTACAACGGAATAATAATTACCTTTTGTACAGTCGCTAAAAATACTTTTCCTGAAGGTAAAGGCTGGTATGCACAGAAAGGTAAAGAATTTCGATCATCTATTTATAGTTGTGGTGACTATACAAAAGACATGGTAAAAGCAGATTATGAAGCATTAAAGGATGGTACAAAAACTCTTGCAGATTTAAAAGCACATCTTTGGAATCATCAGAGAGATTGTTTTGTACTTGGATTATAAGGAGGTTGAGAATTATGAAGACACTTAAAGAAATGCTGATTGAAGCAGGATTTAGAGAAGACAAAGAAATTTTTCATCACGAGTCGGATTTATATGTATATGTAACACCACTTACAACAAGAATTATTGAAGATTGGTGTAATGCAAATGGATATAATAAAGAATGGAATTGTCCTACATTTAAAGACCAGATAACAGGCAAAATGATGTATGATTGTGCATTTCAGTGGTATGAAAATTAGTAGATAGGAGCGTGATTATATGGCAAAACAGTTTATAAGAGAAATAAAACCACATGTAAATCTATATAGAGATACATTAAATGGAATTGCGTGGATTGAAGATGGTTCAACTGGTCTTGGAATTAGTGTTCATCCAAATATAGATAAAAGTGGTTCTGTTATAGGAATGAAAAATCTTGGTTATTGGGACAGATCAGATAGAATAGTACAGAGTCATAGATGGAAATATAATATTGACAGATTCGTATGTGATAAAAACGACAAATTAGAAATGATTGTGGCTAATGAATGTATGTGCCAAGGTTGTATTGAAAGGAGACAAAAATATGGTAAAACAAATATATTACCTGCATAGTTGCAATGAATGGAAAGAGTATTCCAGCATGAGACTTTTATTCATTGGCACATCTCAACAGAAATTAAAAATGAAAATTTCTAAGGAAATTGAAAAAGGCAATATGGAATATAAACCTGTTACTACAAGATACGATTATGTTGATGGAGAATTTAAGCTAGTTGACAAAGAAAATACTCCAAAAGAACAGGCAAAACTATTCAGACAAGATTGGAAAACAGAAACAAGAGATACTATTAAGTCTGAATTAAAATATGGAGATTTTGATTATACATATAATAATGAAGAAATGTAATCAAAGGAAATTGTAATTTCAACTACTATAAAGGCAAGTAAAATCTAATGGAAATTAACGTGCTTTTGTAGTAAAACATAAAACAAAGCAGGTATCGAAATGATGTCTGCTTTTTATGCTCTGCCCTAGTGGGGCGGGACAGTTTTTTATATGTGCAATTTAAGAAAAAACGGCTAAATCGCACTTGTTTTTTTATCAGAATAAAGCTAGAATTATATTATAAAAATTAAATTACAGGAGAAAAATTATGACAATTGAAAATATGGAAAGAGAAGAAAAAGCTTTGGAAGATCTGATTGATTTTATTGAAAAAGGGGAAAAAGACGGCGCAATACGTCGCTGCAGAGACTTTCTTGATGTTTTGAATGAGTCCCCACTTGTAAGCGAGGACGGGAAAATCTTCAAATTTGCGAGAGTGGTGGAAGGAATGGGGGTTTATTTAATAAAAAACAAGGTTGAATCACAATACTTTGAAAAAATAGATCTGAATTCTTTTGTTCAAAACTGTATCAGATTTACCGAAGAAGCTATTGCCGAAAACAATAAGGCGATTGTCATACCCGCAAGCAGGGATTTTGCTAAAATTGTCTCTTTAGAAGATAATGCGCAGATAGCGGTTTTTGCTAAATTTGCACAGATTGTCAGCAACGGAGAAAATGTAAAAATTGCCAGCTGCGAAAATGATGCGCAGATAATTTCTAACGGTTCAGGTGCTTGCATAACCGCAAGTGGTAATAATGCACAGATCGCCAGCAACGGAAATGATGCGAAGATAATTTGCGATGGAGTAAACTCGCATATAATATCTAATGGCTCTAATGTGAGGATAGCTGACAGTGGTATTAGAACTTATATGGTCAGCTGTGGGGATAACGTACAGATCGCCAGCTGTGGGGAAGGCGCACAGATAGTCGCAAAAGGAAAAAACACAATTATTGCGGCTATCGGCAAAAATTCTATTGCAAGGGCTCCAAAAGGCAGTTGGATAACTCTTGCCGAATGGGTTAAAATCAATAAACCTGGTGAAAAGGAAAACTGGAAACTGAAATGTGTAAAAACTGAACGAGTTGATGGTGAACGTATTAAAGAAGATACGTTTTATAAATTAGCAGACGGAAAGTTTGAGGAGACTATTGGATAAAATAAACATAATATGTAAAGTTAATCTAAGAACTAAAGCAGATATCAAAATGGTATCTGCTTTTTTAGTGCAATAAAACAGAGAATATATATACAAAAATGGAGGCAAAATAATATGAATGGATATGAATTTAAAAGAGAAATCGAAAGAATTTTTAAGGTGGCACGAAAAATGTGTCCAAACGTTACAGATGATATGTTGTATACAAACGGAGCTATTTATTATATGAACGGGAACGACAGTACACCGTTTGATTGGAATTGCAATAACAGGTTATGTGAATTTTTCATTTTCCATAAAAATGAGATGGGCTTTATCAAGGTATTCGTAAATAGTGACAACACAATTGATATGTACATCTATGAAACAGACGATGCAATGCAGCCAACTTACAAGTTTACAGAGGAAATGGAAAACTTAAAAGCAAGTGATTTTGCAAAGGTAATGAATTACATTGCAGATGATAATAAGTTATGGGATAAGCCGATTGATGAACTTGATTGGGATGTTGATGTAATGGAATGTGACGAGATTGACTAATACAGAGAATAATAAGACAGACGCAAACAAATGTGTCTGTCTTATTTATTAGGAAGGAGTAAATGAAATGGAGTATGACAAAGGCATATATAACTATTATTCAAGAAAATATCCTGAAGAAATTTTAGGAGACTGCATGTTTATAACAATTCCTATGATGGATGGAAGTGAGTCGTTGGACAAGCATTATATAAATCCACGAAAGGCAGAAGGATTTAATTTTCATGAAAATTGGTTATTAAGATTGATTTATTTAATTAAACCTATGGTATGAGTAATGGAAGGAGAATTATATGAAGATGCATAAAATTCATGGTGTAGATAAAAATATCTGCACAGCAGAACAGATGATTGCGTATAATTATGCTTTTAGTCATCGTAACTGGTTGGAAAAGATTTATAAGTCAGATAACACAGAAACTGTTAAAAGTGAAGCATATCAAGACATAATTAGTTTAGTAGCGAAATGTCTCAAAGATAATGAAACTGATAAAAGATACAACATTGATGCAGTTATTCATTGCTTTAGAAATGGAATTGAAAATTATATGAAGCAACACTCAATTATTAATTCTTATGAGCAAATAGGGAAAACATTTGTGTGTTTATATGATATTGAATAGAGGTGATGAAAATGAGAATTATTAAATATACAACACATCTTGATGAAGATAGAAAACCCAAACTTATAAAAGAAAAAGTAAGTAATTATCCAGAAATATGTAGTTTAAATAGTCCACAAAAAATTACAGATATGATAAATGTAATATATAACGCAACTGTTCTTACAGAAGAGCATATGTGGTTAATTGCATTAGATACAAAATGTGCTCCAATAGGCATTTTTGAAATATCACATGGATTATTAAACGCTACATTAATTTCACCAAGGGAACTATTTATGAAATTATGCCTATGTGGTGCTTATGGATTTGTACTTGTACACAATCATCCATCAGGGAATTGTTATCCTTCTAAAGAAGATAAAGAAATAACAGAGAGAATGAAACAGTGTGGTGAACTAATGAATATCAATTTAGTTGATCATATTATTGTAGGCGATGGATATTATTCTTTCAAAGAAAATAACTAAAAGAAAGGTTGGTAGATAACTATGATGAAATTTACAATAAATACAAAGGATTTAAAGACAATGATGGAGAAGGGAATGGCTGCAATTAATAAGAAGACAACTTTCTCAACACTGACAAGATTATATTTTCAGATAGATGAAAATGGAATCCTCAAAGTTTTGGGAACTGATATGGAGCATTGGGCAGAAGTCAGAACAGATAATGCTTATGATACACAGCCAGGAGTTCTTGGAATTGATGTGGATGATATTAAAATCATTTCAAAAATGAGTGGTGAAATCACATTGGAGGATGTAACTACCGAAGATATGGAAGTAGGCAAAATCAATATTAAGTGTGGAAAGAAAATTGTTACAATCCCACGTTATCAGAACACAGATATTTTCCTTCCGTCGATGGATGAAAGTGAAAAGAAAATTATGTCCATAAAAGAGAATTGGTTGCTTGAGACACTTGTTAATCTTAATACATATACAAGTAGCAATGATAATATGAAGATGATGCAGGTATTCAATTTTAATACAAAGTCAAAGAGAATTGAAGCTCTTGATGGTTATAGGCTCGGAATGAGAACACTTGAAAATCAGACCATCTATGAGACAACAGAAAATCCATTTGATACAGTAAAAATTCATAATAAGTGTGTCCCTGTATTTAAAAAGCTGATGGATAAGAAGTCTGAAAAGGAAATTGAAATCTATCAGGATGGAAAATATATCAGACTTGAAGGAAATGATTTTACATATATGATCCATAGAATTGATGGAGAGTATTTCAAAGTAGATTCAATGCTTGATATGTCTGATGATTATAGATTTGTACCTGATAGAGAACAGATTCTTGAAGCAATGAAGTATGATGTAGAATTAAGAAAGACATCTGGTGCAGATAAGAAACCAGTCGTATTACATAGTGAGAATGGAAATTTATATTCATACATTGCAGCAGGTAAATATGAAGCATTTGATGAATTTGAGACTAGCGAAAATAACATGAAGGATAGCTTCTATATTGGACTTAATCCACAGTTCCTTGCAGATGCATTTAACATTGTAGATTCTGATAAACCTTTATGTTTTGGTACAAGTAACAAAGCACCATTACTTATTAATGGAGATGAATACAAGATTTTAGTATTGCCTGTAAATATTGAGAATGATGAATATAGTACAGAATTTACAAAGAGAATTAGAGGTGAGGTGGCATAAGCCACCTTGCTTTTAGAAGGAGTGGTTATATGTTAGAAAGTTATGTTATGGAAAATGCAGATTATGCAAAAATTAAGAAATTGAATACATTGCACAATATGGAAACATTTTGGGATGACGTTAGAAAATTTACAAAAAATGTGAGATCAGATCATAGTTTAGGAAGATGGCAGATATTAGCAGAAGCGAGATATTGTGAACTGATACAGGCAAAATGTAGTTTTTATGAAGATTAAAACCAAAGGAAAGAACTGTTTATTTAGAAAGAGAGGCAAATTATGGTAACAAACGAAATGAAAGAACTATTAAAGAAAATAGCAGATTTAGCTTATCAGGCATCAGAGGAAGTTTATGATGATAATAATGAAAATGGAACAGCAGGAATATTAAATCTTTGTGATGAATTATATGAAAAAATTGATGAGTATTTAGGAGGTAATGCAAATGTATAGAAGCGCAATAGTAAACGAACTTGGGCATGTAATGTTTTTGTGTGATGAATTACAGGGAGACGAACAGATTGAGTGTATCTTAAATGGACATCCTGAATGGTCTGTTAAATGTATGGAAATATAGAAAGCGAGGTACAAAATATGAAAACAATAATTGATAAAAGCGAATGTAAACCATTAAGTGACAACATTGAAGGTAAGTTGGTAGTAATTAAACCAGATTTTTTCAAACCAGAATTTAGAGAGGCAAAATATCAGATTGTGCTTGCAGCTGGAGGTTTTGGTTGCGATGCAAGTAAGATGGGAAATGCAGTATTTGTAGAAGAAGTTCATACTGATAACCCAGAGCATTACAGACAGGAAAGATATAATCTTATTGGTGAACCAACAGAAGAGATTATTAAGGAATGGAAATCAATGTATGGTGAATTTAATGAGAAAGTACAGAAAGTATTGGAGGTGTAGAAATTGTGATGACGAGAGAAAGGTTTGCAGAGACAAACTGGAAAATGAGTTATGAGGAATATCAGAAATGCGATTGTACTGAATGTAAAAAAGAAGAATGTCCACACAGAGGAACATATAGAAGAGTACCTGAGATTGATGGTGGTCTTGGTTTATGTCCTAATCTGAAAGGAGAGTGATTAGATGAAAGAGTTACTAAACAAATTAACAGAAGAACAGAAAGCAGAGTTAAGTAATCTGTGCCAAAAAATTAATGACATTTTTGAGGAAAATGATAACTTTACTGAAGATGAAGTAGATAAGTATGCGTGTACTTCATTGCAAAAGGGAATTTACCAAGTAATGAATGAGTTAGGCTTATGGTGCTAGGAGGTGCGATTATGTACAAATTGCGGATATATAAGTTGTCTGGTGTAGATAAAGGAAACTTAGACCACGAAGAATTGTTCGATACTAAAGAGCAGATGGACAAAAGATATGATGAATTGTTCAAAAAGGATTTGTATGGCTTAAACCCGACTGCATGGGAACAGAAAAATGGTGAATGGAAAAGATTGGAGGAATATTAAGATGTTCAAATATATAATCAGCTATGATGGCGGTCAGTTAAGAGATAGTGGAGATTTTGAATGGGGATTATTTGATTCTTATGGTGAAGCTGAAGAAGCTGCCAATGATGCAAAAGAAGAATATATGAATGGTTGGGATATAGAAGGCAGCGAATATGATCCTGATAATTTCTGTATAGAGATTGAGGAGGTGCAGATTATATGTTAGATAACTCAAATTTAAGAACTACAAAATGTATAAATGTATTTTCTGATATGAATACATGGATTGATTTTGTAATAATTCCTTGCAATAATAAGAATTTTACAAAGGCAGAAGAGATTATTAACAAAGCATATGATGATTGGTGGATACTTCCTGACGCACAGTTTGAATCAATAGCAGATTGGATTTGTAGATGTCTGGATAACAATGATATTGAGTTTGAGATTTTCTTTAAAAATGAAGAAGAGGAGGATGAGTGATATGACATTGAAAAACGTAAAAGAAGTACAAAGTGCATTAAATGTGATGTGTAAATATTGTGAGCAGGGATTATGTGATATGTGTCCCGATAGAGAAACGTTACGAAAGGTTAAAGAAGCATATGAAAATAGAAAATTGAAAAAGCGTCCCAATTATTGTGGAATTGAAGATATTAGATATATTTCACACGGAGAATGGGCAGACGCAGAACTTGAATACAAGGGAAAATTATTCAATGAAAATGTGGTGTCAGATGCAATGTGGGAAAGATTTATTGAAGACTTTCCTGAGAAAGATGGAGATTACGAAGCCTTTAATCAGTATATGCATGACAATAAGGACGAAGTGTATGAGTTATTAGAAGATTGGAGTGATTGAGATGTGCAAACATAAACCGAAAAAATTAAGAGAGTTTGAACCGATCCTTAAGGCAAATGGCTATCACGAAATTAGAAGTCGTGGTAGTCATTTTATTTACGGAAATGGAAAGAATCAGATTACGGTAAATAAGGATTTGAATAAGATGGTGCAGCTACGATTGATTAAAGAGAATAACTTAGTGGAGGTGAAATGATGAACGCTGTACAGGAAGAATGGGAAAAAATGAGAATTGCATATCAGATTAGATATGCAAGAATGTATAAAAAGGTAAGAGATAATGAATTTAATGCTGATAATCACGGAGCATTACTTGAAATGAGCTATGTGTTGATTGAAGTGTTTGGATTAACTGATAAACAGGTGCAGGAAATTGAAAGAAATGATGGATTAACGAATGCAGACTTAGAAGCATAGTAAATAGCAATTTCAAGCGGAAAGGATGGTTGATACACTATGGATAATATCACAGTAATTACGTTAAATACAAATGATGAACAGGTTAAGACAGTTATGACGGTAGATGAATTAATTCATGCATGGTATCACGAAGTAGATATTCCTACTAATGATGATACAGTTGTTAGTTGTGTATTAAATGAAACACAGTTATATTTTGAAACTTTCGGAGAATTAATGCAGGCATTAACTGGTGAGTGTTAGAAAGGATGGTTGATTTTATGAAGGCAGATAAATTAGAAAAATATCTTGATGAATTATCAGATGGAACAGATTTTGATTTTAGAATATCAGAAATAAAGAATGGCGAAGTTGAGTTATACATGCAGGGAGATAACCCTTGTAATGAGGATTGGTGTACTGAAATTACAATTAAGAATCCAAAGACAAAGAAAGAATTAATAGAGACTTTACGTGAAAAAATGTGGGAACTTTATGATGACTTTGATGTTGAGGAAGAAACATATCTTATGTTAGAAGCAAAGAGAAATGGATTTCAAGGTGTTCCTGGTGTGGTTGATCTTGTACATAATGAGGAATATAAAGAAAATGCATTAGAAGAGTTTGCAGAAAAGTTAAGAGATTTATTATAGGAAGGAGTGCTTAATATGTTAGATATTACAAACTTATATGCTTACAGGATTGAAGAATTGGCTGTTGGGATTGTAAAGGCAGATTCATATGAAGATGCAAGAGAAAAGGTGAAAGCAGCTTATTTGAAACACAACGATTGCTTTGATTCTGAAAGAGATTTTATTGAGTTAAAGGAAATTGCAGAGAATGATTCATGGTTTAGTGATAATCCTGATGTAGTTGAAGTCGATGAATTAATATAGAAATGGAGTGACAAATATGAATTATACTTATTTTGGAAACAGAATTGAAAGAAGCCCATTAGGAAATATGGGGTTACAGTTATTAGAAGCTCAAGAGAAATTAGTTTCTCAGGAATATGAAGTTGAGAATCTTAGAATTAAAGCAGCTATGTATAAAGCATATTTCTTTCGTAATTTCATATTAGCAGGAAAATTAGAAAAACAAAGTGAAGAAAACAGAGATGCACTTATTGGAGAATTTGATGGTTTTTCATATGCAAGTTGGAGAGCTAATGCTGTATATAGAACGCTTGAAGATATGTGCTATGAAGGACTATTAACTGAAAAAGAATATAGAGAATGCAAAGTATGAAACAAGAGTTTCAAGGTAAGATTGGAGGCAGAATATATGAACATAGATGCAAAATATGAACTCACAGATGAAGGAAGAAAAGAATGCGAAATATTTATTAATGAATTAAAGGCAAAGAGAAAAGAAATTCTCGATGCTGAAATTGATACAGCAGATGAAACATTTGTTGACTACACACCAGAAGAATTATTTGAAGATTTGCTTGATTTTGGTATTGATGAATACGGAGAAATTTACAACGGATATGGGGTAACCGACCATTATGATGCAGATAGAGTATTTTGTTTAAAGTTTGGTGTGGATTTTATAGAAGTTAAATAAAGACATGAAATGAGGATTTCTTAAAAAAGAGAGGTTGTTATTATGAGCAGAAAAACAAAAAATATAGATCACGAACTTTGTGATTATGATGAAGCATATGATCGTGAATCTGCAAGTGATATTGGATGGTGTGGTAAATGCAAAAATCCAGAATGTCCATATAATAAAGATTTGAATGAAAAGAGACGAATGGGTTGGAACCAATGAAACGATGATTACTGATAAGATTGGAGGAAATATTATGGTACGAACTTGTAAAGAAGCTCCAACATTAAAGGAGTTATTAAGTACCCGGAAAAAAGATCATGCAACGTCAATTATTATTTCTACTAAAAATAATAAAGATTTATTCAAAGGTGATATATCTGAATTACCAAAAGAATTATTAAATATTCAAATCTTCGCATGGGATAAAAGAGACGGAATATATATCACAATTGAGTAAAGTTTGGAAGAATGGAGGAAAACAAATTATGTTGAATATAGTTGTTATTAATTGTGATGGAAAATATGTGGAATACGAATGGAGTTCAAAGAAAGCATTTGTACAGGATATGCAAAGTGATAATGAAAATATTCCAATGCTCGATGATCCTTTAGCAGAAGTCAATACACAAGACGATAATTTACAGCTATGGTGGAGAAATACAGATGGAATGACTGTAGACGATTTGTTAGAAGAATGTAAACAGGAATTAAATTAGATAGGAATGATTATATGAATGAAACACAAGAAAAGATATACGGCTTATTGGAAAGTTATTTAGAATACTGTAGGACAAACGGATATACAGATTTCAGAATGTGGTGTGAAGATAATATTGATACTATTAATGAGGATGCATTAGTACAAGATATATGTCAGGAAGTAAACCATATAGCTGATAAATTATTTGAATAGAAAGTGAGGTAAACAATATGAAGGCAAGTAAGGTAAATGCAATAAATAAAATTGCAATTAAGGGTGATAGAAGCGAACCAGTTATAGCGGCTATTCAAAATATTGAGATAAATCATCCCGAATTGTATAGAGAATTATCAAAGGTTATTGATGTAGAATTATGGGATGGATATTCTCTTATGATACACGAAGAAATTGAATAACCAATGAATCGGAAATTTACTGTCCTTTTAATAGGACACAAAACATGATATAATATATAAGAAAGAAGGAGCTATTATGAATAATAATGAATTAATTGAAAAAATGTCACTTGAAGCGTGGGAATTTGCAATTGATGCAGAGGTAAATGAGGAAAATCGCAAAAGAAGAAAATTAACACCATTTGAGGTAGAATTAATTGTTGAATCAACAGTTAATGACTTGTTATATTCAAAATATAAAGGAACTGAGTCAGAATCTCTGATTGAGGATGCGGTTGATTTGACAGTTAAAGACTATCTCGCTGAATGTGATTTTAGTTGGATGGACGAAGATGATAATCTTAAATTAGTAAATTCGTGGAGAGATGAAGAATTTGAAGATATTTTTGAGGCACAGCATTATTTTGATATAGATATAGATGATTTTGATGATATTAGTGAAAATAGATTATCAGAATTAAAAAATATGTTAGAAAATATTAAAAGTTGTAAAAACTGGCATCAGATGTTAGATGCAGTTAATGAATATGAAAAAGTATTCGGAAATGAAACATCTTGGAAACTTAAAAAAATTATAGATTAATTTAAAAAGGAGAAAAAGTTTATGATAGAATTAATATCCTGTTCAGCGGTGCATATCCGCAGGGATTAACTTTAGGAGGTAATTATTATGGCACATTTAATTGGTTTTTTAGTAGCAATGTATTTATGTATATATCTCCCTTGGAGGATTAATGAGAAAGAAGATGCTCGAAAGAGAAGAGATATGTATAATAACTTAAATAAGAAGTCAGTTGATGAAATGAAAAAATGGAGAAAATAGAAAGGTGGTTAAAATATGTTGGGTGGATTGTTAGTTCTTTTAGGAATTTGTGTCGGAAGTGCTGCCTTTGCAGCTAAAGATAATCATGATATGAAAAATTATACACGTAAAGTTGATGAAAAAGGAAATGTACATTACATGGATCGTCTTTGTAATGACTATATTAATGGAGAGAAAGTAAAAAGAGTCGAAACAACTGATAAAAATGGAGTTAAGTTGTATTCTACAGTTGGTGTAAATAGTAGTAAAGTGTATGATACTTCTTATGGAAGAGGTACACAACAATTACTTGAGTATAGCGAACAAGATAAACAACAGAATTTAAAATATGGAAAAAATTCATATACGCAATATAATCCTTACTTTGGAACATTTGTTACAACTGAAATTAGCTCAGGTAGAACAATAACTTGTTTGTTTGATGGTAAAAATCAGAAGACAGGTAAAGAATTCTATAGAGTATGGTATTTTCGTCCAGAATGTCAGGGAAAATTTGATTATAATGCTACAGTTAAAGGCGATATGGGTATTGAAATTACAAAGGAAGAATTTAATAAGTTAAATTTTGGAGATTTGAAATGTAAATTAGTACCAAGTGATTATAACGTGACTAAAAAATTATGGGGGTATGATTAAAAGACTTTTTTGAAAATTAAATCAATATATTGTGGTTAAAGATATACAAAACACAATATATAGTATAGTGTAAACGCAAACCGCTAGTAATAAAATACTGGCGGTTATTTTTGTTGGAAAACACAATATAAAAATTGCGTACCTTGAAAACTGAATAGCAGATTGGCTATCTATAAAAGCTGTCGTAATGGAGTTGGAATACTCTTGATAGTCTGCAAGCAAATAAAGAATAAAACTATAGAAGGCTATCAACAAATTTATTTAAGAAAGGAAGATACGATATGAAAGAATTATTAGAAACTAAAAATGAGATTGAAATTTTCAATAACGAGGAATTTGGACAGATTAGAACTATTGTGATTAACGGAGAACCTTGGTTTGTTGCTGCTGATGTGTGTAAAATCTTGGAACACAGTAATCCAACGGTTGCGATGAATAGTTTAGAGGATTTTGAAAAGGCTAAGTTAAACTTAGGGTTACAAGGTGGAGATACTAATGTTATTAGTGAAAGCGGATTTTATACTTTAGCATTAAGAAGCCGTAAACCAATCGCAAAGCCATTCAGGATTTGGGTAACATCAGAGGTTCTTCCATCAATCCGAAAGACAGGTGGCTATGTTGCAACTCAATCTAATAAGGTAGAAACAATGCTTGAAGATATGGGATGTAATATGAAAGTTGTGTATGCTCAAATTAACAATATGGAAAATATGTTAGGCGAGCAGACGGAAAAGCTAAATCAAGTAGTAGATAATATGACACTGACAACGAGACAGCAACAGAGAATTTACAAAGCAGCGAAAGATAGAATCAATCAGTTACTTGGTGGTGCTCATTCAAAAGAGTACAAGGCAAATTCAAAAAGTTATTTTATAAATCTTTGGAATGGTTTGAAGAGTAAATTCGGATGTGGCAGTTCATACAAGGATCTGAATCCTATTTACCTTGAAGATGCAATGAGATTTATTCAGAATTGGATTTATGTAGAAAATTAAATTACATAACTTCCACGCTGTATATGTGATGGAACTTGTTCTATACTTTTCAAGTCAAAAGAAGTAGTGTATAATAATAAAGAAAGCGAGTGATGAATTATGAAATATGGAGACATTGTTGTATATAAAAATCAAATTGGAACAGTAGTAAAAAGCGAAAATGATTTTAAGTTCCATCCATGTAATTATGGATGTTGTTATTTTAGCGAGTTAGATACGATCACAGATACTGATGTAAGAGAAGCGACACCTGATGAAAAACTGGAATTAATAAGGGAAGAATTTACATGGGGCAAAGTGATTGATATACATTGTATTGGAGAATATCAGATTATAGAATACGAAAGCAAAACTGCACCTAAACATTTATGGCATACATATATTAATTATGCTGATACAAATACTTCTTATATGTCTTTAGACTCGGCATTAATTGGTTGTATTGGACGTAAATACGAAGGCGCAAATGGAAAGGCTGCAATGTATTTTGAGAAGATGATTGGATTAGAATAAATTTATTAGAAGATTGGAGAATAAAAATATGATTTGTTTAGATTGCGGAAATATGGATATTCGATATGATGAAAAAGAGAAATCATATCATTGTAATAATTGTGGTTCGAGAAATATTGGTACAAGAAAAGAAGGGTGTAAATATATGCTAGGAAATGGATTGTGTAGTAAAAATCCTGCATGTACATCATCTGGAAAATGTGAAGCACCATGTAGTTATTATGAAAAATAATAGGAAACCAGAAATGCAAATTAGCCAGGATGAGTTTTTAGAATTGTGTAAGGAAGCTGGAATTAAGTAGATTGGAGTGAGAGTTACATGGCAGAAATGATAAGCATTGGAAATAAAATTTGTTCAAAAGAATATGGTTATCCATATGCGGTATTAGATGAAGATGAGACTTGGTATTTATATGATCATATAAAAAATAGTACGACTTATGTTAAAGTAAAAGAAATATGGCGTGGAACAACAGAACAAGATTTAGAAAATGTAAAAAAGGCGTTAATAAAATGGGGTTGGAATAACGCAGGTTTTGAACCAGATAGCGAATAGTTAAGTTGTTGATGAAACCAAGTTTTCTTGCGGAATTGAAAGAAAGGAGAATAAACGATGGAAATTAATTTATCAACAGAGAGCGTAGAAGTTATTATAAATTCATTAAGAGACTCAAAAAGAAGTTTAAAACAACAGGTTGACAAATGGAACAGAGTTAATGAACCAAATAAAGCAAAAATATGCGAAGCACAACTAAAGGAAGTGTGTGATGTATTATCAATTTTTGAAGAGTAATTCTATATAATATAACTAAGAAATCTAAGTTTACTTGTGAATTGAAAGGAGAAATATTATATGACTCAATTAGAAGCATTAAAAATAGCTTATGACGAATTATCAAGTATGATGCCAGATGGTGAGAATGATGAAATTTTTGAAGCTGCTGAAGTAATTGAAAAAATGATATACACAAAAGAAAAACAGACTCAAAAAAATCAACTTAAACATGCATCTATAAGCAGAGCCGATAGGAAATATAAGCGTGAAATAAACTCCATGTTTAATGACTTATTTGATAGCATGTAATGCCAAAGAAATTTAACTTTCCTTTGGAGGTGAAAGATCATGAATAATAGTTGTGAATTATGTGGTAGAAAATATGATTTTAGAATGGTTCAAATTAATGAATGTTTAAATATGACAGGAATTGCTTTGTCAGGAAGTAAAAGACAAGTCAATAATGATAATCGCTTTAGATTTTGTCCTAAGTGTGGAAGAGAATTAACTAAAGAGAATTTTGGTGGAGTTAATTTTGACGATAAGCCAGATATGAGAGAAAAGATAAGAGAATATATTAATGAGCTTGATAGAGAAATTGGCAGACTTGAATCTGACCTAGAAAAGCAAATGACTTATAATATAGAAGCTTGCGAGGTTAGTTCAACTGAATCAAGGTTGAATACAATAATCGAAGTGAAAAATGATTTATTAGGAAGATTAGAAGAGGTAATATAAATGGAGATTCCTAAATATATTCAAAATAAAATAAAACAGCAAATTGAAGCTTGTAAAAAAGCAGAAAAATTAGAAAGAGAAATAAATACTTGGTGTTATCTTTCTGGATTTGATATTTATACAAAAGAATATAAGGAAACAAAAGGAAGACTTGCGGATGCAGTAGCACCTTTGAACGCAGATAAAATCAAAGAGATTGCAGATAAGATGAAATGACGATTCCAAAAGGAGGATGGTTGAATGATAAAAGTAACTGGTAGTGTTATGAAGTCTGAAATTGCAAATGCAATTCAGAAATATAATGGAGCAATGATCTATTCGTATGGAGATTATTTACCACCGTTTACGGAATGTTTCCATATAAATAGTAATGATGCTACAGTGCAAGAATTCTGTGGTTATATTCTAAAGGATTTAATCGAAAAGACAAAAGATGGTTCAATACAAATGATTGTAATTTATACCAACGAGTCTGATTTAAAAAGTGTTGGAATATTAGAGGACTACTCAATATCCAATTATGAACATGATGGATATGTTAATACGGTAGTTCTTATGACACGATGAAAAATTGCTTTCCTATGAGAATACAATTAAATAATGATTAGTATTAGAAGCAGAAATTAACTGCTTCTTTTTTAGTACAGAGAACGAGGTGATATTATGATAACAATTAGAGATTTTATAGAAAATAACGAAAATGTACTAATTATAATTGAAACGGCAGAAACAAGAAATACAACAGATCCACTAAGAAAGGAATTATGGAAAGGTATGTTATATGATATTCCAAAAGATTTGCAGAATCAGGAAGTAATTCAGGAAGGATATGGGATTGTAGCTCAGTGTAATATACTAACAATTTTAGAGAAAGGTGATGAAAATGAGTAGATGTAAAAGTGGAAATCCAAAACGTCAATCAAGATTCATATGTATGAAATGTATGAATGAAAATATGTTGGCTAGAGGAATCCAGAGACAAAAACAAAGAGAACAAAAACATATTAAAGATTTGTATTGTTTGAAGTGCGGAGAGGTAACGAAATGTATCGAAGTAAGATTTTGTGACTCTTATGAAGAAATTTTCGAGGCTGCAAAGATAAAAAGAGAGAATTATTATATGGATGAATATGAAAGCGAGGCTGATGAATATGTGTTATAAGATAGAAGTACAAAATAGAAATGCAGAGAAGCTTAATAAAAAACTGGATGAGCTTAATCTTCCTATATATATGAGAAAATATTTCACTGTAAAAATTGAAAGTAAAGCAGGTGCGTTAAATTATCTTGGAATTATTGTAGATTTGTTAAATTGGTTTATTAAAGAGAAACTTATTGACGAAACAAATATCCCAGATATTGAACCTTCAGATTTTAATAATATAATGGCAGAAGATATTACATTATATCTAAAAACAAAAGAGCAAAATGGAATATCACCAACTACATTAGAAACAAGAAAAAATATTATTCGTAGTTTTTGGAATTATATTAGTCGTGTAAAAGGGACAGATATACCTGATAGATTTTTTGAAGATGTAACTTATAAGGGAATTTCATCAGGAAACAACTTAATTAAAAAACTTCCAACCGAAAAACAGCTCACTGATATGGAAAAGAAAATAATGTGGAAAAAAGATGTTTCTGTTCGTAATAGAAATATTGCAATATTTAGTGTTTTAAAAGGAACAGGGTTAAGAGAATCTGAACTTGCTGGTTTAAATTTAAGCGACTTACATTTACAGGAAGATATGCCATATATTACTATTCTTGGCAAAGGAAAATATAGGGAAGCTGAAAATAGAATAGTGTATATCACAAAATCTGGTATAACCGCACTGCAAAAATGGCTTGAGTATAGAAATACAATGAATAATATCATTAATAAAGAAGCTGTATTTATTAATAAAAATGGAAAACGTACAACTGAGGATAATATAAAAGCATTTTTCAAAAATTATGGAAATGGAATCACTCCTCATATGATGAGACATTATTACGCTTCGATCATGGCAAGTAGGGGAAATATTGCTTTTGCACAGCAACAACTTGGACACAGTAGTATGAGCACAACAATTAATAATTTGTATAACTAAAATCTCAACTTTCCTTATTTTATGCGACTTGGCGGTATGCCTTGCCACTCTATATGTATCCTTTTCCCTTGTTTTTGCCCTTATGAGGTATCTACAAGGGAAAGTTTTTCTTATTCGATTTTATTCTCCAACCACCTTATCAAGTAGTCGGGCTGAGTTTCGCTTACCTTCTCGGTTAGCGTGTGCATAGACATTCATAGTGGTACTTACATCCGAGTGTCCAAGTAATTCCTGTACATCCTTTGGTGCTGCTCCATTTGAGAGCAGGTTTGTGGTATAAGTGTGTCGCAGGGTGTGGAAGTGGAAATTATCATCAAGCTCCGACAATCGTTTCCTTGCTGTCCTTAAAGCTGTCTCAACCGTTGCAGGGGCTTCGTATGCTCCGTCCGGTCTGATACATACAAGGTCAATCTCGTTGTAATCAAGCGGAATGTCCTCTGTGCCATCCAAATGATAAAGCTCATAGTAGATACGATTCTTTTCCTTAACTTCCCTGTAGTAGTTCCTCTGATAGAGTTCTCCGTAACTGAATACCTGCTTTCTCTGTTCCTTTTTCGCTTTCTTTAAGATGTCAGCGAGCGTATCACAGAAATCCACGATACGGACTTTCTTTCGCTTTGTCGGACCAATCTCGGTCTTGTGCCTTGCTCCGTTGTAACGGACACTTCTTCGTACTGTCAGATACTGTTCCTCAAAGTTAATGTCACTCCAAGACAGTCCGCATACCTCTCCAAGTCTAAGACCTGTGTAGTACGCTATCTGTACCGGCAGGACAGCAGGCTTGTTTCTTTCTTCCAGATACTCCATAAGCGTTTGATACTGCTCTGGTGTAATCGGGTTGATAACCTCTGCATCCTCATCATTATCAGAAAACAAATCCACATCTTCCTCGGCTTTCCTACGCATTACCACATACTGCATTGGATTGAATGTGATGTACTGCTTTGGAAAGACTGCAAATCGGAAGGACTGTTGCAGGACTGCGTGGAAAGAACGGATATAGTCGATGGTGTAACCCTTTGACTTAAAATTTCCTTCCTCACCGCCAAATGCAAGTAAATCCATAAACTTCTGCAAATGCTCCGAAGTGACTGTCTTTAGTTTTCTGTTTCCGATTGGGTGTTGTTTAATCCTGTTTACTGCCTGTAAATAGTTACCGACTGTACCGTTGCTAAGTGAACCCGTTTTCAAATCTTCCTCTGCCCATACATCTAGCATCTGTCCGAGTGTGAGGTTGTCCGCTTTGGCTAGAAATTTCTTTGCGTCATAATCCTCCATAGCCTTGCGTAACATTTTCTCTGTCTCTGATTTGCTCTCCGTACCTGCAAATTCTTTCTGAACCAAGTTACCACTTGCATCCTCCACATAAAAGCGGTAGTACCATTTCTTGCCTTTCTTCCTTACAGAACCTTTTGCCATAATCGTTTCTCCTTTCGATATCGGCAATCGGAACTGGTGAAATGCTTCTTGCGTGTAAGTATATCATAGCTCCGTCTGCCTATCTATACCGAATCGGGATCTTTTTCTGATAAAAGATTGGCTAGTCGATTTTTCGCTGTCTCAGGATTCTTAGAATACAGTCTTACAATATCGCCCATATCGTTCAATGCGTTGACGGTGTGGGTGATTTCTCTAAGGAACATAATCTCATTGTATTCCTTATTGGATTCAAACCCCATTGTCTGGGCGAGCATTTTGTTATCTGTATTTCCTTTGAAATTCTTACAAGCGAACTGGAACGAATCCACGAACAGCTCGTATTCCCGTAACATCAGTAGTAGCAGGTCTTTGGAAAAATCACTTTCGGACTGTTCCATATCATAAGGGAGCTTATTCAGAATGGAAGTCATCACATCACGAATCTGTAATTCTCTTTTATCCGTAATGTCTGTTTCGTATTCGTCCGTCTCACCTTTCAGCCATTCCACAGATACATGAAGTGCATCTGCCAGACCTTCTAAGGTCATTTTCTTGGTGTTATCAATCGTTCCTGCTTCGTATCTCTGAATGGTTGAGGCTGTCACGCCCATTTTTTCAGCGACATAAGGCTGGTTCAATCCTAACTCCTGTCTACGGCTTTTTGCTCTGCTACCGATTGTCTTTCGCAATTCTTTATCTTTTAACATACTTGCGAACCTCCTTTTTCGGTATGTCATTACTATACCACATAACACGATATATTGCAATACGCAATTCTATAAAAGATGATAGAATTTCGTAAGGCTTGACATAGCGTTATAAAAGATATATACTTTAATCAGAATTGCGTAACGCAAGTTTTAAAAAAGGCTAATCCTTTCTTCAAAAAGGAACATCCTCTGATATACAAGACTTGTAATCCTACGCAGGAATGAGGTGATCGAATGACAGAATTAAAGTTTGCTCTCTCCATTGAAGAAGCTGCCGACTATACAGGTATCGGAAGAAACACTCTTAGAAATCTTGTGGAATGGGAAAAGCTGCCTATCCTTAGAGTGGGAAGAAAAATCTTAATCCGCAGGGAACGATTAGACGAGTTTCTGATTCTCAATGAGGGGAAGGATTTACGAGACAGACACGCAGTAAAAGCGGTCAAGGGAACAATGAAAAATGAATAAGGGACAGTCCTAAGACCATCCCTCTGGTATGTATCTGACTAAAAGCCATGATATACCTACACGCAAATAGATTATATCACGGACAAGTCCTCAGATACAACCAGAACTTTTGGAAAATGAGGACAAGATGGATGTGAATGGGTGCAATCGTCCACCCAGTTATAGCTTGTTGGTAGGACAAGTCCACCCAAGATGCAAAAGGTGTTATGAATAGTCCACCCAAGCCAGAAAATGAAGTGGGTGCAACCATCCACCCAAGTGAAGCCGACTGGTAGGACAAGTCCACCCAACTTACAAAAAGTGCTGTGAGAAGTCATACCAAGTGTAGCTATGAAAAAAGCTGTCCGACCTATGACAAAAAGTGTACGCTACTATGATTTTGAGTGTCCAATCTATGGGGTACATTTTCAAAGAGTTAATAGTAAAAAGCTCTATTAAAATCAAAATGTAATAAAACAATGCACTATTAAAAATGAAATTTAATAGGAACTTTTACTACCACTTCCTTGCCAGACACAGTTTAAAAGTAAGCGAAGTAACACAATGCTATTGTCAGGGCAAAAATGCTAACGAATCGTGCTATTGTTTTTTCGATTTTAATAGCAGACTTCTACTGTTTCTACGGTTTTTGCTAAAAAGTCTGAATAATAGAACAATGCTATTGTTAAGGCAAAAGTGCTAACGGATTCGTCTATTGTTTCGCTGATTTTCAT